CGTAATTCGATGAATGTTGTCATTTATCCTCTTTATCCTCTTCTCCGGGTCTTACAATTTTGTGTTCCGCTTCTTTTTGAACCATTGACATGTAGGTATTTTGAACAGATTTATTTGCGTTCTGTTCTGACATATCCCGAATTTGTTCCTTAGTATATTTAAACCCTTTAGACTTTTTATCTACAATTCTTTTTACAGAATTTGCTAGATCGGTATAATCATCGTTTGAGAAAGGGCTCTCTCCGAAATAATTATGTTTATCAGCCATTATATTCTTCTCCTAATTTATAATTTAAAAATCGAATTACCAGTTTTCGCGATCTACTCTTGCGTCCGATCCTTCTTCTATTGCATTAAGCATATCTTTTAGCATTGGAGGAACTCTTCCCAGTTTGTGTCCCCTGCCAAATTTTTCCATATACTCTTCATAAATCTGGGCTAATTTATTTTTGGGCCTCGCCGGTGCAGCCTCGATACATTCTCTCAAAGCGTCTGTTATTTTTACTGACCATTGAGAACCTTCTTTCAATGCTTCAGTTTCTTTTGTAAAAATGGGTCTCATTGGTCCCACTCCTTTTCTGCGGTGAAATTTATTCTACTAAATTCCATCCTGTTAACTAATTTTAAACCTTTTTGATTATCAAAAGTATCTATAGCAACAAAACCTTCTGGTTTAGTTACTCTATACCCTGAAGGGGTTTTTATAAAAGTATTTGTTATTCCTTTTACTTCTTCTAATTTTTCAACTATAAAAAGTTTGATATTATTTATTAATGATATTAATCGAAATATGATCTCTATTTGATCCATGGAACCATTTAAAGTTTTCATATATCCATCAACAGTCATTTGTTTTCTTTGCCTACCTCTTTCAGACTTTAACTTCCCAACTTCGTTCTGCATTTTATTCTCAATCCACTTAACACAATCTTTTGCCGATCTTTTATAGTTATCAACAAATTCACCTTCTCTAACTTTTGTGTTCATGAATGTTTTAATGTGCGTTCTAATAATATTATCTTTTGATATATTATCTAAAAATCTTCCATTAATTTTATTAAAATCTTTTCCTAATTCAGAAAGCATTCCGGTTACTTTGGTGGTATCTGCTTGAGTAAATGTTGCAGATCCACTTAAATCGGTAAAATCTGCATTTACGGCCCAAACATCCCTATGAGAAGACCATAAATTTATATCTGCTCCAAACTCTGCTTTAAGATCATTTAAATCATCCGCACCGGCTGTTTTATATGTTGTATGAAAAACAATCCCGACTTTGGCAGTAATAATTTTTTTAGCTAATTCAGTATTTAATGGTACAGCATATGTTATAGTGTTAGGAGTAAAAGTAACATACTTTTCTTTATCAATTGTTTTAATTTTTTTATCTTTATTATCTGTCCAAAGAACATCTCCGTGAAATATATTTCCTGGTATATTTAATTTGGGCAAATGTTCTAAAAGAGCAGACATTTTTGGATGTAAAGGTCCGCCACCAAAATGTTCATCTACATCTGATTGTGTAAAGCAAGGTTTCCTCATTGATTTATAATCAACGAAAAATTTTCCATTAGGATGAATTCCTGCTACCGCCGCCGGAGCGCCATCCCATTTAACTGTAACATTAACTGCTTCTTTATTATTTCCTGCTAACATATCTCTTAGCGATCTCAGAAAATTAATAGCACCTCTAGTACCATTAACTCCTCCATTCAACACCTCGTCTTCGAGATGTTCCATATGAAGATTCTTACCCGATGCTTCTACGAGAAACTGTTTATAAGATTTCATGATAAGTGCTTCTTAATTGCAACTGATAGTTCTGAGCGATTACCTGCGTTTGGTTTTCCTGATATAATATTGGGTAATTTGAGCCTCTTCCAATTCGTAAAATCAGAAAATGTTCTCAGTTTGCCGTCTTCCGGAGCTTTATCTCTCAAATAGGAATTTATAGTATCTTTTAAAGATGTATTCTTATCTGTTGCTTTCTTATATTTTTTCTCTGCACCTTTGGGATCATACCTATCGGCTGTTAAAGCATTCGCGAATACATCGCCCAGGATATCACCGTATCCTGATTCCCCTTTAACCAATTTTGCCGGTTCAAATTTTTCTACTTTTAATCTTGGTACAAAATTTCCATAACCGCCTTCTTTCCAATTTAAAGCCCAGTCATAATCAATCTTAACCTTGCCGGCAACATTAAGATAATCTATGCCAGTTTTAAATGCATATGCTTTTAAGTTTATTGGATTATAATATAAAATAATATCATGATTTTCTTTCTTTGCATATGCATTCATACCGTTCGCAACCCAAATATGCATAAACGTATTAGGCTCTGTCACGCACATATTACCTTCTATGTAAATAGCATCATCAAATTTAATTCCACCATCCATTCCTTGGCATGCAGTACACACTTTTTTCCACATATCCGCAATTTGAGTAACAGAGGCGCCATATTCGTGCAACCTTATTGATGCTTCATTCATTGCCGCTGAAAATTTTTCTTTCTTTATAACTCCACCGCCCCTAGATGAATCAACTACTCCCAATCCAACATTATCGGGAACTTTTTTGGAACGCGTTGTTTTTTTCCAAAAGTCATCAAAGACTTTCTTTCCATCTCTGAATCCATCTTTTTTACCAAATGCTGCACCACTGCCCTTTTTTGCTTCTGGATCATCCGATTCTAAATCTTTACCGCCTTTTTTTAATTCGATAACACCTGGTGTGCCGGCGACTCCACCTTCAAACCAAACATCACCTTTTCCATCTTTACCTTTACGCCCACTAGGATGGTTTAAAATTAAAAAAATCTCACCGCCACCCATATTTCTTTTATCTATTTGGGGTTCCCAATTAACAAACCAATTATAAAACGCTGAATTATTAATTATAGGATTAGAATCTATAATATATTCTTTGCTACCAATATTAGTTTCGCCTTCTAGAGCTTTAGTTACTATAGCTTTCGCATCAACTAATTTTCCGCCTATTAATTTGTTTATAAAATCTAACTTTTCTTCTACTTTTGCATTTATTTTAATAATTTTTGACATCAGAGCTTCTTTAGCCACTTCTACTTTACCTGTTGTCATGCCCCTATTATCAAATAATTGACTGATTCTCGCTTCCATATTGGGAACAAATACTGCTTCGTATGCTCTATCAATAGTCGCCTGAGGAGATTGCTTTAAAATTCTCAAAAGAGGAGCCAGTTCTGGAGCATTAAGATTTCTTAGATCTTTTTCCAGAAGAAGCTCTATTATATGTTCGGCAGATTCAGTCATAAAATTTTTATATGTTTTCATATTAATTTTTTCAGTGAAAAGATTTATATGTTTTCAAAGTGATTTCCCCTCCCAGGAACCTTTTGCCCATTTATCCATAGTCTTCTGAATATCTTTAGCTAGGGCTTTAACCGACTTAGCATCAGCTGAATCCATTTCAGCAGCATTACGAGCCCATCTCGCTATTCTATTTGCACGCGAAGCAACTTCTTCCATACTTTTCACTGCCAATTTACTTATAGCAGCTTCCTCTAGAACTTCCTTAACTGCTTCATGCAGGTCTTGAATTTTTTCCATGTTTTCCCTTCAAAATAGTAGTATAATCTTATTTATTGTTTTTAAGATACTCATATTTCTTTTCGGTAAGATGTATGAATTGTTTAAAAATATTTTGTTCTTTTATTGTAGAATATCTCATAAAAGCTTCACAACTTGTTTTTGGCTTATCGTGGAGATACATATCAAAGGCGAGTTCAGAACTATACGCATCTATTTCAAATGGGTTTGAAAAATAATCATCATATGCGGGTTGCGCGGTTTGTTGATCATCAAATTGTAAAGAATGTGTTAATTCATGAATGTAGGTGAGAGTAAATTGTTGTCTATATTTTTCCCAAGCAGATTCTGGCACAAATAATTGCTGTGTATATAATTCTGGTGATAAATTAATTGTTATTTCTAATTCTGATTCTGAAAAATGTTCTTCGGGAACATTAGCAGCTCCATCGAAAGTCATTTCATATAAAGCATGACCCAAATCTTTTCGTATATTAACATAGCAAGAAAATCCTAGTTCATCTTCTAATATTTCTTCCGTTCTATTAGCACATTCATGCCAAAGCTTAATATAACGATTTGTTTTTGTATTATATGAATTTTCAAATTCTTTAAAAGCTAAATCTATACATCCTAATGAATCTTTAATAAATTCTAATCCATTTGGAGTGGCGGCATCATTCATATTGAAAATTCCCGAAATCAGCTTTATTTCTGTGTCTATTATCGGTGGAGATATCAAACAATGGTTCATCATCTTGTCCGCTGTCCGATATATCTTCTTGAGCTTTTTGGTCGACATCATAAAGTCTCATTTTACTTCTATCTACTCCAATAATAAACTTTCTATAAGATGTAGGATCATTATATCTGTTTTTCAATTGTTTTACAAGCATTTGATTTAATTCTTCCATTTCTTCAGAAGATATAAGTGCGAACATAAAGTCAGCGGTTGCTGGTAAACCAAAACTCTCAGATGTATCTTCTAAACCAATATCTGTACTTGTAAACCCTGATCTGGTTGTTTGTGTTGCAGACATAATCGGAACATTATATTCTACAGCTAAGCCCCTTAATTCTTCAGCAATAGATTTAATATATGTGTATGAATTAACATTGGCTCCTGCCTTTATTCTAGAAGATGTACAAATGTTTAAATAATCTATGAATATTATATCGGGAACAAAATTACGTTTCAAGTTTAATTCACCTAATAAATTTTTAAAATGCATTGCGCCGGCAGATGCAGTAGGATATTCTTTAATAATTATTTTACCATTGGTTTTTCCTTTGAGTTTATCTATTTTCTTTTTATACATATCTCTAGGAATTTCTTCTAATTGACTCATAGGAATATCTAAAAGATTCGCATCAATTCTTTCAGCGATCCTTTCTTCCGCCATCTCCATGGTGATGTAAAGAACATTTTTATTAATAGAAAGACAACTAGCGGCTTGATGACACATGAATAAAGATTTACCAACTCCAGTTCCTGCTAAACAAATATTTAAAGTCTTCTTAGGTAAACCCCCTTTTGTAATTTTATTAAACAACTCGAGATCGAATTCAAGTTTTTCTTCTACTCTATGATAAAAATCAAATCTTTTGTCCGCGTCGTCAATAAAATCGTGTCCTACATGAGGATCAAAAGAAACAGCTAAAGCTTCTGATAAAACGGTGGGAATTGCTCCTTTAGATAAATGAGTCTTTTCATTACCTTCAAGAATTGCGATAGCATTCACTACAGCATTATATATTGCTTTATCTTGACAAAATGTTTCTGATTGTTCTAAAAGCCAGGGTGTGATGTCTTTAGAATCACTAGGCTTTTCTAAAGTATTAATTATTTCACTAGATTTAGTATATTCTGATTCATGTATACCATCTAATTGATCTAAATCTATTAATAAACTTTGTTTGGTTGGTAGGTCATTATGCTTTAAAATATATTCTTGAATTAATTTGAAAACTATTTTTTCCGGAGGATCTTCAAAATATTCAGATTTTACGTAAGGAACAACTTTCCTCGTAAAATTTTCATTATGTATTAAATGTGATAGTATCAGCTGTTCTATCCGTGGCATCATTTGTTTTTACTCCTTCCTTTTCACTCTCTTCTTTATATCTGTCCCATAATAATTTAACTAAAATTTCTCCAATCATATATTCAAATTCTACACCTTCTTCATCAGAATGTTCTACTCCCTGTAATTCTGGTGGAACAAGAATAACATCGTATTCATATTTCGCATTACTTTCTCCCATTTCATCCGGTGGAGCAACTTGAAACTTACCATATTTTATAACAGTTCCTTTAAAAGGGCCCGTGTTTAATTCAACACACATTTGAGAAACATCTTCGATATGTTCCGGATGAGGAACTAAATTAAAATAACTATTAATTCTATCGTAATCTTTTTTTGTTAATTCATTCATTCTTTTTACCAGCCCGTTATCTCTGTTCGATTATCTTCTAGAGGAATCCATTGCATTGTTTCTTCTTCGCCAGTCCACCTAGCAGATACTATTGGATAAGTTCCCCAGGCTCTTTCCACAGCAGCTTCTCCCCCTCGACATATTTTTTTTGTTCCATCTTCAAACGTTAATTCCACTACTTTAACTTTCTCTATTATCATATTATCAGTCGACATGTTGTTCTATTCCATGTTGATCTAACAAATCATGCATTCGTTGATGTTCGTCCGCCGTGTATTTGTAAAAAAGTACTCCGGTAACAAAACTTCCGATAACAATCCCTTGGACAAATCTATAAATTGTTTTTCTATTTTTGGCTTTTGTGTCTTCTTCCATTGATTTACCACGTTTATAACCATCATAAAATTTATAAAGGCCATAAGCAACAACAAATCCTCCTATAATCCAACTTATAGGATGGTTAACGGTGGCGACAAAACTGCCGCCAAATAGTACGGCAATAAAACCACTAATCCAGCATATAGGACACATATGTATACTCCTATCTTGCCTCTTTGGGTGCTGATTCTTCTTCTACAGCCAATTCTTCTATTTCCATTTCACCATATAAAAATTCTTTCCCAGCTGCAACGTCTAACTTGTCTAAAATTTCTTTAGTAAAATACTTGGTAGGATTTTTAAGCATGGTTTTTAGAAAAACCTTTTCTCCATCAGGCATTTCTAATCTGGTAGAAACTTTTTTAAAGATTCCATACTTCTCTGCTAATTCTGCTAATCCATAATATCTATTCAATCCTTCTTTAAAGGTAAGAAGAACATCTACCATTTTATGTTCTTTTGTGAGCCTAGATTTATAAGTTCTACAATGAACTATATTACCAATTACTTCAGTACCATCCTTTTCTTTCTTTTTAGATAGAAATACGATACTAGATGCGGCATAATGTAAGCCTGTTCCTCCACCCATAATTTTTTGAGGAAATAATGTTCCTATTTGATCGTATGTGTGATTAGTAACAACAAGAGGTACTTTAGCTTTACCACCTAATAAAGTTAAAACCCTAAATGTGCCTTTAACCATTTGTGCTCTGGTCATATCCCTGGTCTCTTTACCGTCACTAACATCTTCCATTTCTTTAGTAGTAGAAAGATTACCTAATGAATCTAAACATATCATCATTGGCGGACGAGACTTGATGGGTTCTTCTAAATGTTTTTCTAGAATTTTAGTTGCTTGTGTTCTGAATTCTTGAACCGTAGCAACAGGTAGGATAATCATTCGTTTAGAATCGATTCCTCTTGATTCTATCATATCTTTGGTTATGGCAGATTCACTTTCAAAATATATAACTCCACCAGTAGGATTATCTACGAGAAATTGTCTGACACAACCTAAAACGAAAAAAGTTTTGCCTGTTGAACTTTCTCCGGCAAATGCTGTAATTTTATTAGATGGTAATCCACCATAGATGCTACCAGACAATTGAGCATTTAAAATATACGATCCGGTATCAATAAAACTTTCTACATCGCCTGCTTCAACACCATCACTTACTACTGCGCCATATTCATTATTAGCTACTTGTAGCATTTCTCCAAAATAATCACTCATAAAACCTTTTTCAATTAATCATTATATTTTTCAAAAAAAGGGGGGCAATATTCGGCTCCCCCTTTTGCATGCAAAGTGGCGCACACCTAAGCCCAACGCCGAAGCAGGGACAGCAGGATGGCTACGCCTCGGGGTTTAACCCAAGTCTGCCGATGCGCCACAATTTCTAGTTATGACTTGGAATAAATTCCCCAGAGTACCCATATCGCAATTAAACCGACAAAACCTTCTTGTCCTAATTGTTTTACAAGTGCTACAACAGAACCCACGATATCAATTCCGATAAACGGTAAAGCTGCACCAAAAATAATCTGAAGAACTACGCCAAGAGCAATAACTGCTAAACCAAGTTCAGTGATGGAACGAATCCATCCAAGTACTTTATCTACCATATATTGTTCTCCTTTTATTTTATATTATTCTCTCACCACGGTTAAACATAATTTCTGGTAACTCAGCTCATTCCGAACTACCTTACTATGCATATTTATCAAATTCTCTATACTAAAAAAGCTTCTAGAGAACTTGTTTTTTCAGGAGACCATCCAATGACTTTTAATATTTCATTCAAGGGTCCCCTAAAAGACTTTTCAAATTGTTTATCATAATCAATATAATCATGAAGCCCGAACTCTTCAGGCAAGCCTTCCATCATGGCTATGACACCATCTCTAATAGGATTAGGCTGTTTCAAATAAATAAATTTAATCTTTTCCCCCTCTTGAATAAGAGGATACTTATTTTGCAATTTATTTTGTTTCAGAAAATGATTATACAAGCGTGTTGCTTTTACATGAACGGGTGTTCCTTTAGCATACAATTTTGTACCACCATTATATTTTTCAATTCCCTTAACTGATCTGGGGAATGCAATATTTTCAATAGGTTCTTTTTCGAACTGTTCTCTAAAATCTGCAATGAACTTCTGTATAGCTTCTTCATCGTGATTGATGATAATATCAAAAGACTTTTTTAATTTATCTCTACAAGATGTGGGAGTTGATGATTTGACAGATTCAATTCCCATAACCTTGATTCGTGGGTTCGCATATCTAACTCCTTCGTTATCATGAACATTAAGAATATAATGTTTCTTTCCCGTCCAAATACCTTTATCAGCAATACACTCTCTTTTCATAAACATCTTCTGACCGTAAGCATTCATATAGCTTGCAAGTTCTGAATATCCGCTATCAATTACTCCTTGAAGTTTTTCCTCACATACTTTATCTAAAAAATTTATTACTTTAGTTGTATCCGGATTTTCAGGAAATACTTTTTGAACTAATGCATCTAATGTAATATAGAGGGAATCAGTGTCTGATGCCAATACATAATCAACCTCTTCTGTTTCTAAAATTTTGTTGAGATAATTATTGACCACAGTTTCTGCCCAGCGAATACTGAGCTGTCCTCCCAATGTAATAGCTTCTGATATTCTCAAATCAAAAAATCTAAAATACGGATTTCCAAAAGCACCGTAAACACTATTAAGCATTAATTTCATAGCGGTTTGTTTATTACCAAATGAATCTGCTTCCTTTTTTAATTTTTCTATCTCGATTGGATCTTTTTCTTTTTCTAATTTTTTCTTAGCCGCGATTTCCTTCTTTTTAAAGATAACTCTATTATCATATTTTTCCTGCATTATTCTTGGTAAGAATCCTTGTTCATCTTTTTTGAACCCTTGTCCGTTAGGAGCAATGATAATATCTTTATCATAATATTTGTTTAAATCAACTTGCTTATTTAATAAAGAATCAACCCGACATGTCTCTGTAACGCCCGTTAAAATAGTATCAGGGCTAACATTGTATTGCATAATTAAATGAGGATATAGACTATTTAAATCAAAGCTGACAACCCAATTATGTAGGCCCGCTTGTACTTCTTTTACATATGCTCCAACATATGCGGCATTTTTTATATTATCTTTCTTGGGTGGAACTATTATATTTCTATTCATTAAATCATTCGCAAGAATAACTTCCCACATCATCACCATTCCAAATGTGTCTTGATAGTTTACCTTTGCTTCATATGCCAAAGCAACCACCATTTCTATCAATTTTTTCTTTTCCTCTAATCGTTCTACGAGCTGCGCATCTTTAATATTATAATCGATAAACAGCTGAAAATTTTCTTTATATAATGTATAAAGATTTCCATATTCCTCAAACGATAATTTTCTTTCTCCTAATTCAATAGAAGCAATATAATCTAACCTATAACTTTCCGCTGGAGGAGAATTCCTTCTATAAACATCAATATAATCAATAACAGCAATGCCGATGAGATCATGAAAGATTGTTTCTCTGCCTCTAAAATTTGTTGTTCTTTCATTAACTATTCTCCATGGAGATAATCTCTTAACATTCTTTTTATCAAATAATCTAGAAATCCTATTAACTAAATATGGGATATCAAAGCCTTGAATATTCCACCCTGTAATAATATCAGGTGCCAACTTTTCCCAAAAAGAAAGAAATTCTTGAACTAAATGATTTTCATCGGCGCAGTGAAAATATTCAACATCTGGATTAGTATTATTATATTCACCACATCCAAATACAAAATATTTTCCTTTTGCTCCAACAGTAACTGCTTGTATTTCTTCTGAGGCAGAAATTGGATCCGGAAAACCATGTTCTGAACCAACCTCAATATCAATACTCGCAACTATGAGTTGTGAAAAATCATAATCAATACCTTTGTCTTTGGGAAACTCTTCGTAAATATAATTATATCTCCAAGCAGTCATTCCATAAATCTGAAAATTTTCTACTCCATCATATTTTCGAATAAATTCTCTTGTTTCTTTAATTGTACCGGGCTTAATAGGAGATAATGATTTTCCATCAATAGTTGAATATTTTGATTTTTCGTTGGAAGGAATAAAAACTGTGGGGTGATATTCAATGCGATCATCAAAACGTTGGCCGTTTTCATAACCCCTAACTAAAACATGATCACCGATTTGGTGTACGTTTGTATAAAATTTCATTTATCAAAATAATTATATTCCACTTTGTGTCCATAAGATTTTAATTTCTTATAACACCATAATATATGATCATCAACCCAACTTCTTTTAGTCTTATATGCCCCAATTAAATATAGAAATTGGAGATATACCAAAAGAGGAAATATTAATAATCGGTTCATTGAATCAGCCCATTTTTATATACTGTTTTTCCTTTTACTCTCAGAGCTGTATTAATTTTTCCGCGATTCTGACCATTTGTTTTAAAAGAGCAGTGGACCCATCCGCTACTAGGTTGACCTTGAGTATAAAATTCTAAAATTAATTGATCAAATTCTAAATTTTCTTTAATCCAGCACGCTAATTTATAATTACCTATTCTGGAACTTTCAAAATCAGCTGCTTCTCCCCAACAATGTTGACTAGTTTTAGATCCGCCGACTGCCTTATTCAGAGCCAATCCTCTATAACCACTATTAACTCGAAGTGGTCCAACTTCATTTCTTACCGGTTGTAAAATATGATTTGCAACGTTAGTAAGGTTAACTAAAATTTGTGCGGTATCAGGCATATTGGATATTCCCAATCTAGCCGCCGTTGAACTTTTCACAAGTTCGGGAAGAGTAAAATTTTGTGCTACTCTAATATCTTCATCTGTATTTAATAAATCTATCACTGTATAATCCTAAAAGAGGGTTTGTTATGACCACATTTCTATATAACATATTTATAACGCCCCCTCCTGTATAATTTACGAAAAATAAATTATTTAGTTACAATTGGGATCCGTCTAGATTTCTTATCCTCAGGAACAATTCTTTCTAAGGTGATAATTAACATTCCACTGGTCATAACCGCGTCGTTAACTATCATATCATCAGTTAAAGTCCAAGATCTTTTAAATGAGCGCTTAGCAATACCTTGATGAATATAAGATTCATCGGTTTTCTCTGTTTCACTGCTGACAGTTAATACCCGATCCTCAACATGCACCATAATATCTTTTTCGCTGAGTCCTGCAACTGCTAACTCTATTATATAGTGTTCTCCATCTCTTTTCAAGTTATAAGGTGGATAACCAGAAGATTGGTTTTGTTGATTACACTCGAAAAGTCTATCAAACATTGTTTCAAATCCAACGGATAATCCTAATGCTTGTTCAAATTGTTTGTGGGTGGGGAATACAGAAAGTGCGTTAGTCGTTAACATATGTCCTCCTTCTTTAAGCAAAGACGTTTAGTAAAACATTAAGAACCCTTACGCAAGCAATTCCTAATGATATGAAAAGAAAAGGTCAAGAATTAATCTCTCCAACCTTCTCCGGCTATTAAATGCCCAAATCTGTGTTTGAGCACTATCCATATTAAATATAATATGGAATTGGCACTATACACTCCGACCTCGTCGAATTCAATAGTACCTTTTTCGGGATCAGTTAAAACTTCTTCGTATACTTCTAAGTCGTAACTGTGCCCTAAAACTTTAAATTTACTCATTTGCCAGTACTCCCAAAACCACCTGTTCGGCTGGTTTTTTGTTTAGGAGGTGAGCTAATTTCTTCAATATTATATTGTTGTAATCTCACAAGTTCGCCCTGAGCAATTCTATCATTGTTATTTATAACAATTGATTGAACGTCTGATAAGTTTATTACAGGAATCATTAGCGGATCGATATAATCAAAATCGATCACTCCTTCACAATTAATAAAACTCATACCTTGTTTAATCGCTGTACCAGATCTTGGATGTATTCTTACTGAATATCCCGATGGAATATCTAAAATTATCCCTGTAGGAACTAGGACTCTTTGAAAAGGATGTATTACTATATTCTTATCATGTCTTTCAATAAATTTTTTCCTATCGTCATTCCAAAATTTACATCCTATTTCAGGAGTATAATATGCATGTATATCAAAACATGCGGAGCCTCGTGTTGAAAATGTTGGAAGGGTTACGTCGGGATATAATTTATGAGCTTTCAGACTTAGTGTCGTCATTTTTTTTATTACCTATATTATATTTCGCAACTAGTTCCCATTCATCTTTTTTCTTAAAAGATATAATCTTTAATTGATTAATTGGAACTATGTTATCTTCATCGATTTCATCATTATTAACTTTTTGTACCAGATCCCATTCGGCTAATAAATTTACTATTGTATTTCGCCTCGCGGCGTCATTATCCGAAAAATTGGAAGGTTTACCGTCCAACATAAACAATTCTTTAAAATGTACAATATAATATCTAGCTTGCTTATGAAGAATATGACAAGATTGATATAAAGTCTTATCCTTCTTAGATGCTACACCTATTCTCGTTAATGTTTCTTTTACTTTTAAAAAATCGTCGGGTTGCTTTAACTTAATTTCAACGAGAGAATCTATCTCTGCGCTCATTGTTCTCCTTCAAACCACCTGTAAATAATTCTTGCCTAAGAGTATTCAGATCCTCATCACTGAAGATATCTACAACCTCTCTTGCTTTTTGAAGGCTGTATCCATAATATTCAACAATTAAATCTATGGCTTCATACTTCTCAGCTTTCAACCATCGACCAAATCTATTCTTGGGTCTGATAATATTTAGCAAATAGTGGTATTGAAGTTTATTATCCAGATGAGTTCTGGTATTCATTTCATTGGCTTGAAGGATAGTATCGAAATTAAAGCTTAAAGATCGATTTACCAGAAACGCTTTATATTGTCCTTCTAATTGATTATCATAGTCGTCACTTAGTATATCTTTTTTCTTATAATTAATATCATTTACAAAATCAAACGGATTTATTGCCATTGGCCTTCTATCATGATCTCAATTAAACATGCTGTAAGATTTATGTCTTGATCGGCAGCGAATGCACTCTTATATTGATAATCTGCCAATAAAAGAATTATTGGTGGTAATCCTGCTGGCGTCAAATGGTCATGCAAATTATCATATAACTTTCTATATACTGTTCTAGCATCTGTATGACTTGTATCAACAACCCATTTACGAACCTTTGTAAAGTTCTTTTCCTTTAATGCATTAATAAGAGCGTTAAAATCAGAATCGGAAAGTAAACTAAGGATACCGCTATCAATACTTCCGCTGGTGCTATATCGTTGTAATTCATTTAGAGTTCTTCTAAAATCAGGATAATATTTCATAATAAGTTCAACAATAACCTTTTCGTTGAACTTTACATTATTTTCATTAAGAATTACTTTAATCCTATCTAATAACTGCTGTGCTATTTTAGGAGATTCTTTTTTATCTACCTTAAATTCAACTACCGAACATCGAGAATGAATAGGATCGATAATTCTATTAAGATAATTACAAGTAAAAATGAAACTACAGTTATCTGCAAATCTTTCAATAAATCCTCTCATTGCGGGCTGAGTAGATTGAGGATTTAAATAATCAGCTTCATCTATAATAACGACTTTACGACCACCAATTAAAGAAACGCTACTACAATAATTTTCTAACTTAACTCTTAATAAATCAATACCGGATTCTTGAGAACCATTAATAACCAAATAGTCTAAGCCAATCTCTTTACACATTGCTTTCGCAATTGTGGTTTTACCCATGCCGGGACCACCGCATAAAAGAAGATTTGGTATATTGCCTGTAGTCACATAAGATTCAAACGGTTCTTTCAAATGATCTGGTAGAATACATTCCGATACTGTTTGAGGCCTATAAGCTTCAACCCATAATATATTTTTTGTCATAATTTCAAGATGTTTGTTCAGTTGCAATCCAATATTCTAGATCTCGATCTATATTTTTAAAATGCCCTAATCCTTTGTCTGATATCTTAACATCATAAGACCCCCTCATAAGTTTAAGATTTTCTATTTTAAAAATCATTTTGAAATTAGAAGTTGAAACTCCTAATTCAACTGCATAACTATCAATAGATGTTTTAGCTTCTATTGCTTGTATTTTAAGTTTCCCGTCATTTGCTACAACTGCAATTTCTGGGAGACTCATTACCGCTGCTGCTCTCATTATGGAACTAAGATATTTTTCTTCTAATCTAAAAACAGCTTCTTCAGACGGTAAATTTATATCTTTTGCTAGGATCTTTCTCTCGTTTTCAAATAAACTCATATTTGCAAATTGATATTCAGCTACGGAATCACCTGCGACGAAATTATTAGCGTCAACACTTGATTGTATTTTTATTGATTTTTCACTGAAATCAAATTGAGGTTCTGCAAATAATGAAAGAACTCCTAAAAATTTATTCAAATCATATATAGCAAAATCCTGAGGAAAGCTTTGACCAAGTTTAGCCTTTGCTAAAACGTTTGTTTGTTCACTAACTGTCTTTATCGTATCTCCTGCTTCAATAATCAAGCTCTGATTAATCTCAGCGAAGTTTTTTAATGTTTCAATAGTATCATTATGTATAATCATTATATTTCCTATAGGTGATTAGGACTCTCCGTATGATCAGGTTTGTCCTTCTTTTTAGAATCCTTCCGTTTTTCTTTGGCAAGAGCTCTTCTGTCTTTTCTGCTCATTCCTTTTGATTCTAATTTCTTTTTTCGGTCCTCAAGAAAAGGTCGACTTTCAGTATCATATCCATGGGCTGCGTATTCTAAGGCTCCCATATCAGGAAGATTACCATTAAACACATATGTTCCAATATGTTGTAATTTCATCCAAGGACATAGAAAGGTTTTAATTCCAATTTTATGTGCTAATTGACAGAACATATAATCTTCAGATAGATAACGATCTGAGTTTTCAGAATTTCCTTCGCCCATCCATTGATCATTATCAATAATGGTATCAAAAAAAGCATGAATATATCTGGAACCATCGAAATGGTCTGATCGATTATGATCGGGTTTATATCGAAATTTAGGATAAGCTTTTGCGAATTCATCTAACGCTTCTCTACGTATCATCATAAATCCTGTTCCTATTTCTAATGCTTCAACTGGCTCAGATAAAGATATTGTTTGAGTTCCACCAGTTGGATTGAAAACAAAATCTCCTGTAAACTTTTCAAGAAGCATAGGATTATCATCAGCTAAACCTTTATCAACAGCATTACGAACTTTTTCCCAAGCAATACACTTCTTAGGATATATTCCTCCAACAATTGGTTTAGTTTCATCACATAGAGCAGCTAATGTTAAAACATAATTCGGATCGAAACAAATATCTGCATCAATGAACATGAGATGAGTATAATCTGATCTCAAAAATTCATCGACACAATAATTTCGCGCTCTTGTAATTAGGGATTCGTTAAAAAGATAAAAGAACTTTAAATCTATTTGATATTTGGTAGCGGTGGTTGCTAAGTCGCAACAAGCTTTTGTATACATTCCACTACACATGCCCGCATACATTGGTGTAGCAACAAATATTTTTTTCTTTCTTAAATCTGCTATAGGTACTTCAATTTGCATCATTTCCTTTTTCTCATCATTAACAAAATACAAAAAACATTATCAACTATTTAATAATTATAGCTGATAATGTAAATAATGTCAAGGATTAAATTATTTTATTTTGTGAATAATGGTTATGTAGACAATCAATATGGCATATCTCCCGACGCTTCTGATTCACCTTCACCAGATGCTTCAGGTTCATCAGGAACTGCATTAGGGTCTACTTTAGTCCAGAGATCCATAAATCCTGTTTTGGTATCATCATCAAACCGGTTGATCGAAAATTCGATCGCTTTTTCTTTATTTTGAAATATCATATAAGAAGTAACAATGTTTATCAAACGACGAGTAGAAATAATTTCATCTATTCCCCCGTCAGCAAAGGTCCGGCGGATAACATCTGTCCACTGACAAAGATGATTAACAAAGTCTGAATCTACAACACCGTGGTTTTTAAGAATTCTAGAAACAATTTTCTTTTCAACGGCGGTAGGGGGATAATCTTGTTCGAATGTAATTGGAAAACGATCAAGAAAAGCTTCATTAAGAATGTTGGCTCCGATAAACCGGCCATCGTCATTACCCTTACCTTTTGTATTGGCAGTTGCGACAATGTTGAATCCAGCTTCAGGCTTTACAAGACGATTAATCTTTTTCAAGAAAATACTTCCGCCTTCAAGTACAGGTTGGAGACACATAATCTTATTAGATGCAAGATCAATTTCATCAAGAAGAAGCAGTGCGCCTCTTTCCATTGCGACAATAACTGGCCCGTCTTCCCAGATGGTTTCCCCGTCTTTTAAAATATAATGACCGAGAAGGTCATCTTCATCTGTTTCAATTGTAATATTGACACGAATTAATTCGCGCTTTGTACTAGCCGCGGCTTCAAAAACTTCCTTGGTTTTACCCATTCCGGACAAGCCGGTAATAAAAGAAGGCACGAACATTCCAGATTTAAATATCTGAACTAGTTCTTTGTAATATCCTGCTTTAATATAATTGGGATCTTTTTCTGGAACGAAAGAGATGTTTTCATCTACTTTCTTGATTGTGGTATCGTGCTGGACGATCTTCACATCTTTAAGCGCTTTCGGTTTGCGATATTTATCTCCCCATTTTGCTACAGGAGCTGTCATGTTCTTTCCATAATTTGCAATTGAAAACTGATTTCGACCTACTCTAAGTTTTCCCAGAAAATTCTGATTTGGTTCTGGATTACCACTTTCATCAGCTACTACATTTACTTGTGAACGATCTAAAATCGTTTGTACACCGTGCTTGGATTTCCAAGTTTCTACTAATTCTTCCTTATTCATCATATAACCTCTCTCGTTATTATTATTGTTTGTTTACCGCCATCCCACCCAACTCTTCGCTTCAGCAGTTGTCGCTGGTCTTTTTTTATTCTCTATATATATTATACCATTTATAGCGCAACATGGCAACATATTTGATTATCAATAATATCAATGTGTTCCTTATAACCAGTTGAAATTGTTGTAAAACAAACTTGCATTAAGCAACCATTTCCGCAAATCTTTGAAGCATTATCCTTTTTTCTAATTTTCCTTTCTGAAATTTTTTGAATGCCTTAGTCAAAGAAGCTGTTGAATTAACTTTATTAGTATCAATATTTATTTCATCCTCCATCAAAACGGAGGCATGTTGTTTGATTACATAAAGTTCATCATATCCATGATCATCTACGATCATGTATCCGTTTCGATTGTAATCCGATTTTCTATCTTGCCATTGGTTCCAACCGACCATGCGTCCTGCATCATCAGAAGAAGTTGTAAGAAAAAATCCTAAAACGTTTGAACCAGTCTTATATTTAAAATAATTTATAAAATTTTCTGTTTGACGAAATCCATGACAGGCGGTCCATTCAAAAACTTTTTTTGTTTCTTTATCAACCAACCTGATGTTAGAATCACGAGTTTCAATTCGTTCTGTAAAAAGTTCATCTCCGCTACCTTCTCTTGTCACGAAAGTTTTATGAGATGAATTAGATTCTCCGTCTGAAAGAATAATTGTGTTAACAATATCTAAATTATTTTCTCTTTGGAATCTTTTAACATTTACTGAACTTATCATGATTGCATCATTCAAAGGAGTTCCGCAAAGACGATGTAGCGGAAAATTAATCGCTCGTGCTATTGAATTCCATTCCCAAGATGTTCGACATCCTTTTTCCACCCCCCAAGTGTCAAAAATTAAAGAAGGGATTGTATCTTTCGGAATTTTGGTATTTCTACCAGTCATTTTATTTCTATAAATTACTTTATTTTTTCTTTCTTCTAACCAGTACGCATTTGCAAAATCTCTATCACATCGAAGTATGGATAAAAGAAGATTTTCACGTTGAGACTTAAATTCCCTACTGGACATTTTATTAGAAAATATTTCAATTAATTGAGTAGATTTATCTCCTATTGCCAAATCGCCTAATTGTTCTTTATAAGGATGCCCAAAAGTTTCTTTTTCTTTTCCTTCTTCATCAAAACTGTAATCAACAAAAGCATATGCCTCATGAGCGATATTACATTTCCTGCAGAAATCTATTAATTGAAATAATTGATTCAAAGTTGGAATCATTTTATCACTCATAGAACCTGACCAATCCATTAAAAAATAAAGTCCGTGACTCTTACCTTCAGGAACAATCGTAATTTTCTTAAAAATATTATCACAATATTTGTACTTATGAATATCTGAAAGAGATATGGCACCTGTGTTTGCAGTCATCGACCTTTTATATTCAGCTGCTTTCTTTTTCATTTCAAATTCTTTAACAAGATAATTAACAACTGGTTTATTTTCTTTATCAATATATTTCAAATATTCGCGGGCATATCCAAATGCTAATGATTCTTCTCTTTCGGCTTCTGCTTCTCTCTTCGTCTCTATCAAATAATTCCTGCGTTCATCTATTGCCTCCTGAGTTCTTTTTAAAAGTTCTTTATAATTAATAATCAAATTTTCACTTTTTAAATCAATTGTTGGTGAATTATAATATTTCAAATCTAGTGCATCTTCATGAACTAGCTGATCCTCATGTTCACGAAAATTCTGATCGGTTAAGGATTTCGGTTCATGTTTCCATTTCCACGGATCATCTTTATACCACTTATCATATCCTCCTGCTGTTCCGGCACCCAGCTTTTCTCCTTCTTCCTCTTTTTCTTCATCTGATTCAGACTGAGAAGATTCTTGATCTCCATCACCTTCTTCTTTTTGATCCTCTTCCTGATCTCCATCAGTTCCTTCATTATCACATTTATCTACCGGCTTGTCACAATCATCTTTCTCTGTTTCCTCTTTAGACTGATCCTGAAAATCTGTTTCATTAAATTCGTAATCACCTTCTTCATCATCACTATCTTCTTCATCTTCGTCTTCTTGATAATATTGATCCATAAAAGAATCATCTGGCTGTGTTTGTTGTTCTTGTTCGTTTTCTTCTGCATAGTCCCAAAGTTCCTTGGTCAGCTGTTCAACATCTTCCCAAGTCTCAAGTTCTGCCATCTTATCAACAAATGGTTTCTCTGCTTCGGTGAATTGAACATTCTCCAAGGGACCACCTTTAAAATGAATATTGAGTTTATCAATTAGTGAGGCAGAATTGATATCTATATTGTATTGCTTGAGCCCGAAAAAATCTCTATCATGTACCAAGACTTTATATCCCTTGCTCATCGCCTTTCCGGCACCTGCAAACTTTCTTTTGATTAATTTTTCGATCCTGGCATCTTCCACAACGTTCAGAAAACCTTTATAATTTGGTCCTTCTTTTGCAATAACCTTGTGCCAACCATTAGCTGGTGTATTTAAAGCGTGTCCGACTTCGTGACAAACAAACAAGTCATAAACCTCACCTTCCATCTCTTTGAGAATCGGTAAAATTAATGTTCTGCCTTTCGGGTCGAATCCGGCGGTTGGAACTTTAGCGTGGCGCACAGTAATATTTTCTGACGCCATGAGTTTTGCTAAAATTCCTTTTTGTTCTATTAATTCAGCCATGTTCCTCTTATACGATGTTAAATCTAGGATCTTCAGTTATATGATCTCCCTCTGCAAGACATGATTTGACCTGATACTTATCTCTAAAGATCTCCATCTTGTTAAAAGCATCATCAAAGCTTTCTGCCGTCAGATATAAAGGTGATACATATTCCATGGTATCCCAAGTACGCATCCATACCTGATACGTCTGATTTTTAGTCATGTGCTTTATTTCTTTGGTTGCTTTTGTATTTTTGATTGTGACTGCCATTATTTCTCTCTCATTTGGTTATGGGATTATTCCCTTTCTTTATTCTCTATATATATTATACCATTTATAGCGCAACATGTCAACATATTTGATTTCTTGTAATATCAAGAGGTTACTAGTACCTTATTGAAATTATTGATAATCTTTTATCATCAATGATTGCGACCGGTTACCTGTATCTCATTAAAATCGTTGATAATCTTTTTTGATAAATAATTGAATTGGAGAGAATATTTAATGAATTTTTTTGGAAAGGAACAAACTGACTAGCTTAATTATACCCGCAGATTTTGACAATGCCGTTACCCGTCTTCGTAATTTTTTTCATTCCCGTGGTTTTCTCGAAGTTCACACCCAAAACAGATTATCCATATTAGCTGCTTGCGAAGATCCTACAACTGTCGCAACATATAATTATAATGACATCATATGGCCTTTACCCCAAACCGGTCAAATGTGGTTGGAATACGAGCTATTAAATAATCCGGATTTAAAAGGTGTATTCTGTGTTTCAACATCTTATAGACAAGAACAGAATCCTGTCGAAGGCAGACATGAAGTTATATTTCCCATGTTTGAGTTTGAAGCACCTGGTGACTTTCAGGACTTACTTAATATGGAAAGAGATTTAATTTACCACTTAGGTTTCATACCTCCTGATCGCGTTGCCGAACCATTTCCTGAAAAAAGTTATGGTATGTGGTGTCAGGAATTTGATTGTGAAGAATTAGATCATGAGCACGAACAAATGATATCTGATTCTCATCCTTCCGGTGTTGGATTTATAACTCAATTTCCTTATCATACTTCCCCCTTTTGGAATATGAAAAAAGTAGGTGATCTTGCTAACAAATGTGATGTAATTATGGGTGGCATGGAAACTATCGGTTCCGCTGAAAGGTCTGCTGATCCGGAAGAGATGAGAGAACAGTTTCATACAATTTCCGATGGAGAATATGCTGAATTATTATTTAAATTATTCGGCGAAGCGCGAGTAGAAAAAGAATTGAAAGAATTCTTAAGTCATAAATTTTTTCCAAGATATGGTGGTGGAATAGGTCTTACCAGACTTATAAGTGCCCTGAATGTAAAATTCGAATTCTGATATAATAATACGTGATACTCTGGGGTGGCGAAACAGGAAGACGCGGTACGTTGTTAGCGTATTATCTTTGGTTTGATCGTATAATCTAGATCAAAGATGTGTTGGTTCGAACCCAACCCCCAGAGCCAATTGTAAAAATATATTTATATCATTTTTAAAAGCGAGAAACATATCGCGAAATGTGATGCACAAACGGAAGTAAGGCAATTGCCATAAAAGTATTTACTCCTGTATGTACAAGAGCTACCTGCCGCGTAATGCCCGTAGGTAATCCATCGCTCACTAACATTCCTGCTATCCATATAGTTCCTGTTGTTCCCACATTTGCACCTAATATAGCGGCGATTGCAGACGGTAAGGGTAATGAGCCAGAAGCAACAAGACCAATAACCGCAGTTGTAGTAAGTGATGAAGATTGCCAAAGAAGAGTACATACAATTGCTCCCGAGAACATCCAATAAGGATTTCCTAGAAACCATTCAAGTTGTTCTAAATGGCTCATTGATTTCATTCCACCTGTGAACATTTTCAAGCCAATGTAAAATATGACAAGACCCAGTAAGGTCTGAAAAACTGGATTATTAAATTCCATATAATTTCCTTTTTTATATTTCCACGAATCATAAAGTTTTCTATCTTTCTTTTTCATTTTATCCTAATGCTTCCTTCAATTCTTTGTTTCCTAAAATATATTCAAATAAAACTTCTCGTTGAGCATCTTCTCCCAAATGCCCTTTATATTTTTTATACTCATGATACACTAACCTTCCCGCTTCTAAAGGAGTCACATTAAGAGACGTTGTCCAATGCTCTACTAGCCAATCGTATATTGTTTTAGACCAGTCAACCTTATCTCTAAGATTTTTTCCTGTTAAAAACTCAGACATAAAAAGAGGAACTTTATCTTTTATCTCTACTACAGATTGATCACTATTAGTAGGCCCATGACTATGGGTCGGAACCCACAGCATAGAATAAAAATGTTTAAATAATTTTTTATATAGCGCATTACAATTATAAAAAGTCTCCGCCATTTCATTAAAATAATCATTATCGATGAATATATCTAACAAGACTTGAGGCAATTCATATGCATTAAGTTCCATACCTAATTCTTTTATTCGATTCCTAGCATCCCAATGTCCGCCTACCATAACGCATTTGCGTTCAACTACATAATTCTTTATGGAAAGAGCTCTTATTTTTTGTTGTTGTAAAATAAAATTATCTCTTCGCTGAGTATTGTACCAAGAATCAAGTGTCCCATCAGACTTTTTTGAAACTCTATCCAATTGTGTTGGATATAATTGTCGCTGCGTTGTAAATTGGAGAAGCACAACATCAAAGTTTTCAATAAGACATGTTCTTAAAGCTGACTCCATATTATTTTGACCTCCTCCCGGAGATGCAAATAAATGAACATCATGTTGGGGATAAGCTTTAGCCAATTCTCTCGGCCAACCCTTCCAAGCGTTAAAACCACCGGATTTTTTTAAAAGTCCTCCTTCGGACAATCCGGAACTATGACTACAACCAATTATTCCAATTTTCATAATCTTCTAAATGACAATAACTAAAACTATAAAATACTTTTTTATAATGTTCCAGAGTCTTTAAATATTTTTCATATTCTATTTTCCAAAATTGATTATCAATATAAAATTGTAAAAAAGGAGTCCAATGACAATTTTTAAAAACGGTTCCCTTTCCATATTTTTTTTTCCTTGTATTATTAAGATTATCTGTAGAACATGTTGTTTCTGTTTTATATCCTTCAGCTGAATCATTTGGAAATATTTTAGTCCGTTCAAAACCGGCACTCTTTTGATAATCTTCATATATTAAAAATAGATATATATCGGGCCCCTCTTCATTAAAAACCTTTCGGATTAAATGTTCTTGATAATCAAATCCATAACTTTTATCATCAAAAATTTTTAAGTTTGATATTGAAGGATCAGATAATTTATTCTTCGGCGCTATCATTACATGCGGTAAATCAATCATATATAAATGGATCTAAATCTTCTTTTTCTTTAACAAATTTATATTTAATTCTCAAATAATGTTTAAGAATATACGTTGACACCCGTTTTCTTAGTGAAGGCTTTAGCATCTTCTTTGGTGTTGACAATTGGTTCTCCTTTAATATTTAAAGACGTATTTAATAATACTGGACATTTTGTAATATCTTTCCAAATTTGTAATAACGTTTTATGAGGCTCGTGCGTAACTACTTGTAATCTAGAAGTTCCATCTAAATGAACAACTCCTGGATATTTAATTTTAAATTCTTCCGTTGCTTGAAGAGCACAACTCATATACGGCGAAAAAAATCCTCCATTAAAATATTTTGAAACATCTTCTTCTAATATCATTGGTGCAAAAGGTCTAAAAGGTTCTCTACCTTTTATTTCATTAATTTTATCTTTAATTTTAGGATCTCTTGGATCCCCAAATAAAGTTCTATTACCTAAAGCTCTCGGCCCAAATTCACATCTACCATTGGCAACTCCAACCACTCTTTTAATCATTAATTCATCTATTATTTCTTGAAACGGAAACGGTCCTTGAATATCATAACCAAGATAAGGAGAAGGATCAATGTGGTTTCTTGTTCTTGCCAGAATGCATCCCACAGCAGAACCAGAGTCACCTGGATTAGATGGAATATGGATACGAGAAAAATAATCTGATAAAAATCTATTGGCACTAACATTTAAAGCACATCCTCCCACAAAAACTATATTACCTGTTTCATTTAATTTATGAATACTAACTCTTTTTATTATGTCTCTAAAAATATCTTCATATACCGCTTGGGCGGCAGTAGGAACATCTTCAGGATAAACTTCTGGTCTTTTTGTCCATTCTTCTAATTTGAGTAAACCTTTATGCCAGTTCGTTCCATTATTCCAGAGTTCAAATATTCTTTTATAAACTGGCTCATATGGATACATCTGTCGGGCCGCGGCTCCCATCATAATATATTCTTCTTCATTAGGTTTCCATCCAGCATATTGAGTTAATGCTGAATACATCAAACCTAAAGATTTAGGATATTTCCAATTCCATAACTTCTTTAACTTTTTACCTTTGGCTTTCCATACGGTCAATGTCTCCCATTCTCCTATCGCATCAATAACCAAAACCATAGTATTATCAAAGGGAGAAGTATAATAACCATACGCTGCATGAGATAAATGATGTGAAGTATATTTCAGTTTATGATTATAAGGAAACTCTGGTGGTTTATAAAATGGTTTTTGTCCGGCATACCAACGTCGCGACGTTTTTACAAATGGATTTTCATAAAAATAAACTTTGGATGGTTCCCCATATTCTTCTAAAACATAATCAAGAAGTTCCTTAGGAATATTTGGATCATTTTTCTTTCTGGAAAATCTTTCCGCATCAGTTGCAAATACTATATCTCCATCATGATATACTGCTAGAGCACCATCATGTGAACCACAAGTTAATCCCCAATAAATCATATTAAATTCTTTTCAAAAATTATATCTTCAACACTTTCGTTATTAAACTTCCTCTTTATATATGTTGATAATATTTCATGATTAGATTCGCAAAAATGATTTGATCTCTGGTCTCTAAATTCAGGATCATAATCATTTATAATTTCACCTCTGGAAGCATCCATCAATATTATATCGACTATTTCGAATTTATCAATTGCTTGTATTTCAAGGGTTGCATAATTATTACGATTGCGCGATGTAGAAAAATATAATACTTTTTCATATTGATCGGACAAAGCTTTTAGAACGCATCTTGCTTTTGTTGCCTTATGATAATCTTTATAGTTGTTATGAAAGTGTTTAACAAATTGCTTATGTTTATGAACATATTTCATACCAGGTTCAGAAAGCCATTTATCATTTTCCCAATCATGGCCCCACATTACAGCAGCATCATGTCTTGGGGTTTTTAAAAATTCAAAATGAAATCGGCGAGGTATGGATTCTATAAAAATTATTTTACCAGATCTTTCCGCATGGCCATTAATAAAATTATCTAAAGACCAATCTATACTTGATCCAGCTAATCCGTAAATAAAAGTTGGTTCCCCGAGATTATTATACCATCTTTTACTTTGATCTAATTGACCGCTACAAGGATCACAATATGAATCACCGAATACGTGTATCATGAACTTTAAAGTGTGAGCTATCTTGTTCGTGGTTTCCGGTATTCATATCATATGATAAATCAATACCTGTAAATAAACTCATACCATCAACAAATGGTTTATTTCTAACATGGAGCCTATAAGACCAATCAGTTCTGGTCCATCTATACATATCCCAATTTTCTTTTTGAGGTGGAGCAAGATCAAAGATCCATTTCTTATCATTAATATGTATTATATGTAATCTAAATTTGCGCAACGGTACAGATTTATTATATACCTTATGTTGCCAATTACCTATTTCTGTAGAAACTGCTGAATAGAATAATTCAGATGGTGGTTTATATATTTTCTCAAATCTTATAGTAGGAAATTCATCTGGATGATATTGGGTTACTACATTATCTTCTTCAACATAAATCGTTGATTTATCGTATTCGCAAACATCTATGCACCAACCTTTTCCTTTAAAAGGATCGCTTCTTATCCATCTTTCTTCATTTCGCCATATTACATCGAAAGGTTTAAAAAAATATGCTTGGTCGGGTATACCTAGTTTATTTCTAGGTGGATGTTCTTCATCAAAAACATTATCACTTCTAAGGTCGGGTATGTTCCAAGAAAAATCAAATAATAATTTTCTGGGTTTATCTTTCCAATAATTATAAGCCGCTTCAGTTAATTCCCAGGTTGATACTGTGCCGCCTGGACCGCTAAGAAAAATTTCCATTTAATTTAAAAAATAACTTTCTACATTATCGTCATGACATTCAGGAGACAGTTCTGCCATTTTTTCAATTATAGCATGAAGATTATCTACATCTTCATCACCTTGTGGATAAAATTGAGATGATATATATCCATTTTCTTGAAAGTATTGTTTCACTTCTCTAAGCTCATGTAATTCGAACACAGTTCTATCCACACACAATTTACCATCTACAATAGAAATAAAAGCTTCTGCGAGCGGGAGTGAGTCATTCATATCTATATTTAGATCTTTCATTTTTAATTGCCCTATATCTTTGATATTCATTATTTAATATAATCTCATCAACTTTATTTCTATTTAAACCTATTATATTATTTTTAGAAAATTTTCCCGGATTACCATACCATAATCCGCCTGGCACAACAGTTTGTTTACTTGTTATAATTGTTCCCATTCCAAACATACAATAAGAACCTAGAGTTTGATATTGATGAATAACAGTTCCAAAACCTAATTGACATCCTTTCATTATATAAACATGACCACCCAACACTACGTTGTTGGTAAAAGTAACATCATCTTCTATAACACAATCATGGCCTACATGAGAAAGAACCATTAAGTAACAATTATTTCCTATGATCGTTTTTTTAGACCATCTAGTAGGTAAATTTATTGTTGTATATTCTCTAATAATATTATTATCACCTATAATAATTTCTCCAACAGAATCTTCATTTCGATGTTGTGCGTCTGTACCAATACAAACTCCCGGCCCTATTTCATTACCAGAACCTATAGAAACTCTTTCCCAATTTATTACTGCTGATTCATGTATCTTATTTCCCTCTCCATCATCATGCCATTGTTGTGTAAATCCATTTAAACTCATTTCGTTCCTTTTACATATAAGGGTTCATATCCAATTTTTTAATAATTCTATGTTAAAACTTTTATTATAAAGTTGTTGTATTTTGGGTATACCATGAAAATATACGATACTTGTAGTTTTCAAAAGTATCGGGGATTTCATTATATGCATTTTATAACTATGAATTCTATCAGGGAATCCAATATCTATTCTGGGAACTTTTCCATCTGCATTAAATAACTTCCTCATCATCGCTAATTCTGATGGTGTATTCCATGGCGGCAAAGTACACTCTTTCAGTACCCATTCTTTTTGGTTTGTCCAAACATTCCAGATATCATTTACTGTTTTATTACTAACAATACTAATAGCATTACATACTTCATCTTTCTTTATTATTCCTATTCCGGACATTGGATCTGTGACAAGACCAACATCTAAAGGGAAAGAAAGAATATCATCTATATTAGAACAAATGATAGTATCCAGACCAATAGTCATTCTACGATTTGTTGTAATATCTGGTCTATAAAATTCTGCTAAGAGGGACCAACCTGGAACAGTTGGATCTAAGAAGGGGATTGGTTTAATTGGTTCTTTAAAATTATAATCTTCGTCAACTAAACAAAACAATTCCCAATCAATTGTGATATTCCTTTTTAACCCCCGATATAATTTATCTACCCATTCAGGGGAATAAATGTCTACTGAATGAGGCAAGCCTCTTCCGGTTCCTTTAAAGAGACCACATATGATTGAAATCACGTTCCGTTAAAATGTTCTACTAGATCATTATAATCACCGACAAATTCTCCATTTAAAATTATCTGGGGAACTTTTTTACTGTGAGTGACTTGCATTAAATTCCAAAAAAACTTTTTATCGCTATCTATAATTGTATATTTAATACCTTTTTGATCTAATAAGTCTTTTGATTTATCACACCAATCACATTCGGGAACTGATTGATGTCTCACTAGAACATTATTTAATTCTATATTCATTATTTTATACTTCTTTTATATATAAACCCGGACAATATCCGTCCGGGTTATACTGTCAACCTGATGAATTGGCTACTAAGAATACATATCTCTCTTCGTCTTTCTTAATCTCTTATCACGGGAATCTTGGCTTTCGGGCTTGGGCGACTTTTCGCCGGCTGCCGCACTGAATTTTGTGGCTTGTTTCTCTCTCTTCTCTGCCCTCTTCTTCGTCCACTTTTCCCTTTCTGTACTTCCTCCGTCATGCGCTGCCAAATCATGGTAGTCTTTTTGTTTCTCCATATCTTTGTGAGCTGTACTTGCGGCTCGCTTTAAAAGATCAGTTGAAAGTTCAGTGACAACACCTTTACGTTGCCCACTTAAATGTGCTGCTACTTGTGCAACGAAAGAATCTTCAGGAAGTTCTACATTTGAACTTGCTTCACCTGGATCAAAGGAATTTGATACATAGTGACCTTGGTTCTGGTCGTCTGGGTTATCGCGCCAGTCGGTATGTCTCTGCTGATCGCTTTTCTGACCCATTTTACCTGCAGCCTTTGCGGCACCACCTTTTTTGCTACCCTTCTTGTCAAAGTCTTTTTTATCACGATAGGCATCAAATTTGTCAGTTTGTCTTTTTCGCTTAGCGTCTGATTGTGCTGTTTTGGTTGTTCCTAGCGTTGGTTTCTGGGAGCTTGGATTATCGCGGATATCATTATAAGCTTTTTGTGATGCCCTATCAGCAGTTGCTGAACTTATTTCATCGACAGGTTCTACTGCTTCAGTTTTTTTTTCAGGAGGAATACCCTGTCGAACTTGACCATACTTCTTTGCCATTGCTCGATTTTTAGCTAACGCTTTTTCATTCGCTTCTGGATCACCAGTGACCCCTTCGTTCTTGTTACCGGTGGCTTTATTCACTAATGAACCAACCGCATTCTTTACTCTTTGTACCGTGGATTTTTTACCTTGCTGCATATGCATATAAGAATCATAACCTTTGGACTGGGCCTCTTTGTGCCTTTCATTGTCTGCTTCCTTGCGCCTTTTTTGGAATGCATCATCCTTGTCAAAGGCACTCATGTCTTCTTTCTTCATAAACTGAGGCGGAACTTTACCTTTTTTGGGTTTGTCATCATCGTCATCGTCATCGTCATCATCTGAATCATCATCCGAATCATCGTCATCTGAATCATCGTCATCTGAATCATCGTCGTCATCATCTTTATCTTTTCCTTTTAGAAACTGAGGTGGGATTTTTCCTTCATCGGTTTCTTCTTCATCTTCAGCAAATAATGTTTGAGAAATTTTATGCTTTTCTTCTTCAATAGTTTCGACTACTTTATCTTCAATAATCGAATTAAACTTCTCATTAGCCGCGTGCAACTCACCGGTAAGGATCAACTCTACCAATTCTTCCGCGGGAGCTTTCACTGTATTTTCATCATTTAATTCTTCTGTTCCTTCTACTTCCGACATTGTTACACTCCGTTAAATATTTGTCAGTTATAATCTGGTTATTTATAGATATATTTATACATTTAGTAATCTACAATTTTATCTGCTATGGGAAACCATGCTTCCGAATTATAAGATTTATCACAAATATACATATCAAAGAAAGGTTTGCCGCCTATAACAAGAGAATGAAACTTGGCGCCCCATTCCTGTAATTGTTTTTCTGTATCATTATACCAATATTGTGGATCGTTTTTATATGAATCGCCACCTCTACCAGACCAATATACAATCTCATGTCCTTGATCATAAAGACTATTTACTATTTGAATTCGATCCGGATATGGTTTCATATCTAGATACGTTAAAGTATCATCTTTCTTTTCTTTCCTAACATCTTCACGATTGGTACAAATAGTACCATCTATATCAAAAGCATATCTCATGACATTTTCATCTCTTGTACTGTATCACACAATCCCAATTTCTTAGCTTGTTCTGCTTCCAGCCAAACATCATGTGGTGGAAGCAACTTTTCACGAATCACCTTTTCAGACAATCCAGTACATTTTTTGTAATGTGCCAACAACCGCTTTGTAGTTAAATCAAATTCTTTTACTGTCGCAAACAACTCATGTTCTTTTCCAAACGATCCCCACGTATATTGATGAGATAAAATCGACGTATTTGGTGTAAGAATTCGTTTACCTCTGGTTCCAGTAATAAACATCAACAAACCACACGATGCAATCATCCCCATTCCGATTGTACGTATCGGAATTTTAGAACCCATCATAACATCTAGAAGAGCAAAACATGCATTCAAATCACCACCAGGAGAACAAATCCCCAAAGTCAATTCTTTGTGTTGTTTTTCTTTAACAAAATTGGCTGCAATAATCCAATTAATTATTGGACTCATTGTTTCCATTGAGACTTCACCCATGAATATGTGAAACCCTTTTTGAAATAATTCTGCATCTGGTGCTTCTGTACTTTGTGGCTTTTGCCCCTTTTCCTCATCTGTCATTTTCTTTTCCTAACTCGCGTAAAGGTTGTCGTCCACCCCCCCTTTGTTCTTCTCTTTTGATTGGGATCGTGCAGACCTATTACTTGTCCATGATTATCATATCTAATTGTTAAAAAAGTTTCAAATTCATAATCTCTATATAGCAGCTGAGGTATAATCTTTTTTTCTTTAATTGATTACCTTAAAATTTGATAAGGTGGCAATGGTCCATTTTCACTATCGCGTTCTGCTACTGTGGAATATTCAGTGCATCCACACTGAACGGTTGGCGAACATTCACATGGGTCGCAGCTACAATTGTCTTGTGAATCGCAATGTTCGTTTGTACAAGCCATAATTTTCTCCTATATGTTAATCCCACAAATCTTTATCCCATTCTTTATTAAAATGTTCGTGGGTAATATGTTTATTAGTTTTCTTTGTTTTTTTACCAGCGTTATCTCTCGCCCTCATTCTGTAAGCGGCATCTCCACGTTCTAAAAAACTTGGACCGTTCCATATTTCTCTAAAACTCATTTTCTCTCTCACAAAGGTATTTATATATCATAACTTCCTTGTCTATGTAATTTTCGTTGATGAGAACACTTAAAACAAAGTTGGCCTGCTCCTTCAACGTAGCCGGCTCTAAAAGTTACATTATCTGTTTTCTTATATCGAGTAGCTGTTCCACAGCGAACGCAATATTCAGTTTCATCATTTTCTTCAACTAGTTTAAACGGTGCCTGCATAGGCATTCTAGTTGCGGTTATTTTTTCTTTTTTAATATCCATTTCGTTGTACTCCCGTGCTGAATATAATCACATTTTTCGTCTAACTGTTTCATGGCTAAACCAAACGGACAAGGTATTTCTGTATGGTAAGCACAAGATGTAATTAACAAAAAAATCACTGCGCCTAATGAAACCCGTGAGGTTGTCCCCAATGTTGTATGATAGCATTGACCCATAGAATATATATTAAATTCTTCCATAACCAAACTTCAATCATTTATCCTCTTCTGTCAATGGTACACCCCTATAATCAAGAGATTCTTTTTTCATAACAAAAGATTTTTCTCTCACCATTGATTCAAAAACCTTCCATAATTTTTTCATTCTTGTTTCATGTAATTCGCTTAATCCAATTAAAACATTCGCAATATCATCTTCTGACATTTTGTCTGGGTCATCCATCATGCGACTAGTTATTGATTCCAGATCATCTTTCGTATTCCAGACTCTCATGATTTCTGCTTCTAGATTAAATCTATCGTATTCCATTTAATTCCAAAGTCCGTTATAATATTTTCCGAACAACTTAAATCCTTTAGTTATCCGAGTTTGATATTTTTCCCTACCTTCTACATCATATTCACGAGTATGATTTGGGCCATATACCATTTCAAACAGCGGCTCACCGTTGTCATCTTTCTTATCAGGAATCTCTTTAAAATCGACATCATTTTCTCCTGACGCAAATTCGTCTTCCCAATCTTCCAATTTAGATTGAAACGCGTGGATCATTTCATCCATTACATAATCCCAACGAATAAAATAATGTTTATCAGATTCACCACCGTCCCAATGTTCTTTTATTTCTTCTTCTGTTGCCCGAAGAAACTTTGGTACATCTTCATTTTCTACAAAGGGCGCGCCTTGCTTAACTTCTTTGAGCCTCTTTAGTAGCGGCACAATAATATGTGCAAGTGTCACATCAACGTTCCAAGTATCGTAATCATGTATTTCAATTTTTTCTGCCCTATTTTTTCTGGCTGGGTTTCCGAGTCTCACAAACATATTTTATTTTTTATGGAGGGTATACTAATCCTTTTTCTTCCATCTGAAAATTTAGTTCTTTCCGAACAAGTTCTAATACTCCTTCTCTGTCTTGTTCATATTTGATCTTGTTTTGGATAAATTGATCTATGTGCCAAACAAGTAATGCCCAATCCATACCTTTATCAGCCGCCTGAAATAGTTCTTCATCTTCTGGTAAATCAAATTCTAATATTGCTTTCATAAATTTTTCCCTAAAAGGTCCATTGGATATCCTATGGCTCTTCTCATTTCCAATTCTTCTGTTTGATCCAAAAAGTTATCTCGTACCTCTTTAAATTGCCAATCAAAATCTTTATCGTATTGATTATCGATCCAACGACAACTTTGATTCCAATGTTCCACGCAAAACTTTCCTGGTTGTATATATTTAACCTTAACAATATTCCCAGTTTTTTTAACTAGATTTCTTCCATACCTTGATCTAGGTGTTAATACTAAAACATCTCCGTTTTTCATAGTCCTTCGTTTCTTCCTTTTATGTCGCAGGTTAACCAGACTAAAGATCCTCCGAAATTCTTATACATTCTAGTTGGGTATATCCGGTGTGCTGGGCGATGTTTTTTCATGTAGTCTTTGTTCGGCTTATTGTCTTGGTGATCTAGAACTTGTATGCCGTAGTTATTGAGCATTTTAGTTTCTCCCGCACCATTATCGTAGTAGTTCCAACAAGCTACTTCAGATGAAAATTCTTTATCTATTGTATAAATGACTGGGTTCCATGTCATGACTATTGCTATCCATATCATAATATTCTTTCACATGTTTCGATGCTTCATCTGAGGTATCATATAAGAATACTCTTTTTGTTTTCTTTCTCTCAGAATATTCTTTAGGAGAAATTAGTGAGCTAGCAACTTCTTTCATACCAATACATTCTTCATCAAATTCTGTTACTACATATTTGTGTTTACCAAATTTCTTTTTACCACTGCTTTTTAAAATTTGAATGGTTGCGGTTTTCAAATGAAACCCCATAAATGAAATACTTGTTCAAACCAATTATAAGTAAGTGCAGCAGCTATCGGGATACACACATGAGCGAAACCTACAGGCCATGTGGTACACATTAAAGCCATTCCGGCATATATTACAACTTCTGGATCGCCGGTGATCATATTCATTTGATAAAGTATTGGCGGATTAAAAGCTTCAACAACGCCTCCGGTCGCTTCACCCACTTTATGACAAAATAAGCTTGCGTGTTTTTCTACACCTAATAAATCACAACCGTTTATCATAATGCCCCGAAAAAAATATATTTGTCCATCATCGCCCAAAGATAGTCTGGTAACTCTACCCACCTACAAAAATCTATAAAGTTACTATTAACAAAATAATACCACTCTGCGCTAACAAAACTAAAACCGTATCCTAATATAAATCCTAAAAAGATATATTTAAACATAAGCTATTTTAAAACTATCCAAGTCCAGGCTACTATCATAAAGATAAAACCAAGGTAAGCTGCTACACCACCCAAAAAATATAATACATCATAAACCATATTACCTCAATCCTGACCAATTCATTACTGGGTCACTATACATTTCTTCTTGTTCACGACAGTAATGATAATATCTCATATCCTGTGCATCCAAATCTGCTTGAAACTCTTCTTCGGAAGACGGCATATCCTCCATAGGTTCTTCCGCAACCTTTCTTGCTATATTATCTACCATTCCATCACCCCAAAGATAGGTTAAATTACTCATATTATTTTTGTATTTTTAATTGTTGTTTGTGCTCTTTCTATTTTTTTCTTTAATAGTTTTTTCTCATCATCATCTTTACTAGATTTTAGATTCTTTTCGTATACAAGAATAGATGCTTCTGTTCGTTCGATTGCACCTTCTTGGCGCGCGCGCTTTCCGTGTTGTTTCATACTTGACATTCTTTTATATGATATGTTAAATCTCTTTCTAATATAGCAATTCTCTCCATGAGTATTAATATTTGATTTTCCAATCTATCAACTCTGCTAGTATTAGGTTTAAAGGGGTTATCATTTTCCATATTATTTACATCCAAGCAAGCTGGTGCATTTTTCTTCCGGGGATCTATAATTGAAATGGTCCTTGGGGATCCTAGGATCTCCTGGTTCCATCATCGAATAACAATGTCCACATGGTTCTTTCCCTTGTCTCTTCAACGTAGCCCTTAGGGAAGCAAGAAAATCCTCTGCTATATCATCGGCTGGATTGTCTGTGTCATGTCTTTCAGGTTCGGACGAAAATGCCCATGCACCCAAAGTCGCTAAGAAACTGGGTTCTTTCTTTTCCGGCTTTAAGTCAGCTTTAGTTTTAAATAGTGGATCACCATTATCATCCAGGCTTACAACTACTAGGACTTTTCCGCCAAGCTTTACTTCATCACCTACTTTAAATGTCGCAGCAAAGACACTCGCTCCAAGTGCTGCTGATAAAAATAGTAAGGTTATTTTTTTCATGATATTCTCTCTCTATAATTTATATTGTAAACATAACAACTATTGTAAGGTACAATATACCAAATAACAATATAGCTGTTGCGATTTCTTCTATCCACATTTTCATACTATTCCTTCCCATTCTCTTATTGCTCCTCCTGCTTCTGCAAGAGTGTAAAAAAATTCACCACTCATTTCGATCCCATCTTCATATCTTCGTACCATGTATTCACCTCTAGTACGAGATCCTAAAACCTTTTCATCTTTTTCTAAAATTTCAATTGTTGCTGTTTTCTTTTTCATCCGCTTATTTCTCTCCTTGTTTAGGTTATTATTTTATTCTCTACTTATATTATAACATATCTAGCTCAACATGTCAACGTTTTTGTTTCGCAATAATCTCAATAAGTTACCAAGAGTTCGTTGATATCATTGGTAAACAAAATTGAAAATAATTGAAAATAATTGGGCGATCAAACGTTTGTGGTTAAATTTTTAATAGGAACCGGAATTTTATCAACAGATCCGGTGATATAATGAAAAAGCAACTGGATTTGATAGATGCCTTCAAAGGTTTCTCGCCAATGTTCATACTTTTTTTCTTTTTGATCATAGAGTAAAGCATCCCCTACATCGCAATGAATGGGTGAATTGTCGATATATAAAGGCCAAGTAGTCCCTTGATAGCTATCACCGTAAAGGTGACCTGTATGTATAGTAATAGAAATTTCGCAAGCATCGGTATCTATGTGTTTGTGTAAGTTGTGACCGTTCTCATAAACAATATAGAACGAATATGATGGATGAATCTCTTCTTTAAAATATTTTTGTACTCTATCCTGGAAACTATATAAACAAGCTTCTGCGAATGAATCTTTATAAACACCATGAGTGTCTGGAAGTTCTTTTCCATATGATTTAAAATTATCAAATCGTTCTCTCAGCGCATAAGTTGTAAAACTTTGACATAAATCTTCACCAAGAAACCCCTTTAATACATGTAGCATTCTTTAATCTGTGTTAAATCATTGCAGGGTCTATATAAATCACCTGTCCAAAAATCTCTAAGATCAAAATCATGTCCTTTCCACGGCATTGTTTGATTAAAATAACATATGGTAGGAACTTTCATTAATCTAGATAAATGAGCTAAACCACCTTCGGAGCAAATACTAAAAGAACAATTCTTTAATATAGACTGTACCAAATAACTATATTGTTCAAAATCATAATCTATATCATATAATGTTCTACCAGCAGATGTTTTGAAACTAGGAATCAAAACAATTTTATATCCCCCTTCTTTGAGATCTTTAAATAATCTCTGTAAGATATAATGACTTACAACTTTATCTTGATGATGGGGTGAATGTGAATGATGTTTAGTATATAACCATATAGCGCAAAACTTTTCATCGCAGGAACTATGTAACATTTTAGCAGGCCAATACTCATGGTCCTGTTGACTATATGGAGCTTCTTTTCTTTCTATGAACTCACCGAACTCATGTTCAATTAAAGAATTAGGTTTAAAAAGTTTAATAACTCTTTGTACTTGTCTATGTGTGCGTGGTTGTAAATGCCATTTTATAATAGTCGATTCTTTGGCTTGTTGATATTCATATGATAAATGATTTATTATATCACCAAAACCAGTACCAAATCCCCTATGAGTCCAAAATTTATTAATAATTTTCATCATCTACATCAATACATCCCACAATATGTATTCTATCAACCTTTCTCGATAAATTAATCCCTGAGTGATGTACTTCTGTATTCATTAAATGAACTTCACCAGGAGCTATATGATATACTTCTCTTTTTCCTTCTATATTTTCTATAAGATGAAAACTATTGATATCGCCAGTTAAAGGAATGTGAATTCTCATACCGGGATCAAAATGCCATGACAAGCATGCTTTAGGTTTTAATAACATTAATCGCGAACGATGCAATTTTAATTCTTTAAGTAAACTATTAGTATAGATCATTTCCGGAAATAATTCAATAGTAAAATCCTTTTCTTTATATCCTGCTCCTTCTAATTCCTTAAACTCTCTGGAACCAAAATAATAATCATTTTCTTTTCCTTCTACTCCCTGTAACATAATTTGACATATACCATCTGTTTTCCAGTCTTCACCAACAACCTTTATCTCTTCAAGGATTTTATCAACATCAATATCGTGCATAAGGGGCATTACGCGATCATCCCCCATGTCTGTTCGTAAAGTCATTTATATTTCTTCCGATGTTACCATTAAAGGAAATTGATTTTCTTTTGCATGCATCATTGATTCATATACTTTTGTTTCTGCTATCTCAGATGAGTAAATGCCTGCTACACCTTTTCCTTGTTGATGAACATTCAACATTATTGATTCAGCTGCTGCCTCTGAATGATTAAAAACCATTTGTAGTAGATATACTACAAATTCCATTGGGGTAAAATTATCATTGTGGAAAACTACTTGATATCTATTCGGAGGTTTCAGCTTTTGTTTCGGCTTCTTTTCCGTTATCGTCGTTCCCTGGTCGTCCAGTTCCCCTGTGTCCATTTTAGGTTTTATAATATCCGTCTGAAATATAATAGATAAGGGCATCAATCAAATCGGGATCACCCCAAGCTGATGCCATCCATATTACTAACAAAACCATAAACAAAAAGCTATACATATTTTTATCTTATTGTGGTGGGGAGAGAAGGAGTCGAACCTTCACAGTCTCAGACGGCTGATTTACAGTCAGTTGGGCTCGCCACGTGCTCAGCCTCCCCATTAAGCATTTCTACTAACAAAGGATCTAAGTAGTCTTTATAACTTTGATCCCTAACTTCATCTAAAATAATTATTTCCGTTTTCATTTTTTTAACATCACTGGTATTATTTTTTAATGCATTTTGTATTTGGCCAACTAAATTATGAATATTAAATCTATACCACTTTTTATATTCTTTCCCTCTTATAGTTGCATGTACAGTATCAGATTGTGCAACAGTAGCTATTCCGGATTCAGTAATATCTATAATCCGATCAAGAGCAATCTCTAATAATTCCTTTGGCATATTCCTAATTGATGTTCCTCTATTATCTGGATACATTTCTGAAAAATGAATATACCAATCAGGAATTTTATAGTGTGCACATTTATTACATATCCATTCTATATAATCAGCAACATTTAAAATATTTAAAGATGACAATACCATATTAAAATATTGATGTTTAATATTAGTACATGTACTAAGATAATGATCTAAGCTTTCATTTAATTTTTTCCAATCAGAATTATGCCGGATATAATTATATGTTCCATGGGTACCGTCTATACTGAACGTATGTCCTTGCTCTTTGAAATTATTTAATATTTTTGATAATTCGGGAGTGAACTGTGTAGCATTAGTATGAAACTTTAAAATTGTATTTTTACTTGCTTCCGTTTCGACATATCGTTCTAATACTTTAACTACTCTTCTATCATAAAATGGTTCTCCTCCAGAAGCTTTTAACATTGTTATCTTGTGTGTATTATTCAATAACCAATCAATAACACTGTTATTATCTTTATCATAGATAACACCTTTTATATCAGGCATTGCATTATTACTAGCTTTCATAAAGGAATTATGTAGGCCCTTTGCTTTCATCTTCTCAACGTCTTTACCCAATTGATGAGATGAACCCACATTACACATTCTACAGGCTAAATTGCACAGGTTAGAAAGGGTTATGTCAAACTCAAACAACCCTTCCTGATTGGGATGAGGTGGATCAGAAGAATCGGAACATTGTCTAAATGATTCTAAACCATCTTCCTCCATCCTCCAACAAACGGTACATGCTTTATTCTTTATACCATTAGATAAATCATTTCTAAGTTTTTCAAAAGATTCATGATTAAATATTTCCTCTGGACTTAAACCTTTTAAAGATCCATGGCCTAACTCATGATGTTTAACGGAACCATCTTCTTCTGAAGTAACGGGATTCATCATCATGCAACAAGGAGTTACATTAGTAGGCTCTCTCCCATCTTTAGACCATTTCTTAAAAGTCATGGCATGAAATGGATAATGACAATATGTCGGATGTGTTTTAGGATTCATTCAAATAAAATAGAAATAGATTCATTATGATTAATTCTTCTAATTGCTTCTGCAAACATGGGTGCTATTGATAATACCTCTACGCTATTGTTTCCTCCAGTCGGTGCGGAGAAATTGTGTCTCAATCTCTCTTGCTGAATAGTATCTGTTATTACTAAAGTTGATAAAGCCTCAGACTCTTCCATTTTACGTGCGCCATTCTCACTTAATACACCATGAGTAATATAAGCCATAACTTCAATAGCACCTTCTTTCTTTAATGCCTCGGCAGCTTTAATAAGTGTATTACCAGTATCTACAATATCATCTACTATTATACATTTTTTCTTATTCACATTTCCAATAACATTCATCGAAGCAACTTGATTAGCCTGCTCTCTGCGTTTATCGATGATCGCTATATCTAATTGTAACTTCTTAGCCACCTTTCTTGCTCTGGCAACACCACCTGCATCAGGAGAAACTATAACTCCATTCTTTGCTATTATCATTCGATTGGGATGGGTTTCTAAATCATTAACAAACAATGGCATGGCTCCTAAATCATCTACTGGAATATCAAAGAACCCTTGTATCTGACCAGCATGTAAATCCATTGTTACTATTCTATTAGCACCTGCCGTCTCTAACATGTTTGCCACTAACCTAGCCGTTATAGGTGTTCTGGAAACGGGCTTTCTATCTTGTCTTGCATAACCGAAATAAGGAATCACTGCAGTAATTCTACCAGCTGATGCTCTCTTACAAGCATCCATTAGAATCAATAATTCCATTAAATTATCATTAGCAGGATTACTAATACTCTGAATAATGAATACATCCTCACCACGAACATTCTCTTTAATCATACATGAGAGTTCATTGTCTGCAAATTTAATAAGTTCTACTTCACATAAATGTTGACCACAATGTTGTGCAATGGATACTGCTAAATTATTATTTGAATTTCCAGCAATCAGTTTCATTTAACCTTTACGAATTCAGTTTCATTACCTACTTTTTTAGTCTTTATATATCCCTCTGATTCAAGCATTTCTAAAGTTCTATTAGCAACCTTATCTACTGCTATATGCCAAGCAATGCGATATCCCATATATGTTCCTACTACATAAACCATTGTAATCCAAATAAAAAATTCCATTATTTCCTCTTCTTATTCCTTTGAATGTCATCCAAATAATCTACACCTTCTTTTAAATGATCATACGGACCGGATAGCTTCCCTTCATATTTTTTAAGTATATCTTTTCGATGTTGCTTTACGGTCTTTCTTATATTCTGTTTTATTTCTTTTTTAGTGGGCATTGTGATTGGCTCCCTTATTTTAAAAGCTGAACTGATTTCTGCTTCTATTATTCCTTGAACATAGTCCCAAGAATTATTCTCTACTGATATTTTGTACATTTCAGTTTTCACTTTTTATCTTAAACTTTGTAAGTTGTCTTTCTTCTGTAAAAGTAATCAAATCCTTCATACGCTTAAAGTATTTTTTAAAAACATAACCAGGAGATTCTTCTCTCTCAAAAGTTAATAGTATCATTTTATTTTCCATATAATCTATTTAGGTGGGGTGTGGCTGCCCAGGCCGGGCTCGAACCAGCGACCCAATGATTAACAGTCATTTGCTCTACCAACTGAGCTACTGGGCATTTAAAACATGTGGGGCAGAGCCTAGACTATTCTATCCTCATCCCGTTGCACGTACGGTGGGCCTTATTGATAGAACCTCTTAACTTCATCTAGGTAGATCACGTACTCACTCTCAGGAATTAGGAGTCCGTCCCTCCGGACCTGGCTTTGGTGGTCGTTTACCCCACAATTTTAAATCATCTTATCTTCTCTCGGAAGTCCACTCGCCGGCAGCGCGCACACTATAAGTTTACCCATACCTCTCTATTCGTTTAGCCGTAGGCTATTATTTATTAGTGGTCTAGGGCGCGAAGCGCCCTTCGGCCCATCACTCTTTCTCTAAACCTTAGAAACTTCTAAATCGGGCAAGCTAACTTCTAAATCCGTATCGAGAATAGGAGAGGCCGCTAATCCTGATCCAGCTAAGTGTAGGACTTCTCCATAGGCTCTCCTTTGATCTCTCTCACTCTCTAGTTCCTTTATGAAATCATTTACATCCATCTTTCCCTTTTCTGCAACGACTGTTTCCTTTTTCTTTGCGGCGGCAGCGGCGGCCTTCTTCTGCTTCGATGCAAGTGTAGTTCTTTTATTCCAAGACTTCTTTGCTTGGTCCTTCCAGCTCTGTCCATCTATATTTCCATCCGCAACAAGTTTCTGTATTTTTCCACCGGCTGCTAGATAGTCCTCTACTGCATTTCTGATCTCATGTCTATCCATATCTCTACAGTCTTTAGCTTCTCCAACATCGCTTTGTGCTTGTCTACTTAGTAAGTTCTTATCACTCCGTGTTGTTGTCTGCATCCGAACTGCAATTTTTTTCGTTGCGACTCCTTTTTTCTTCTTACTCTTTAACAATGCTAGTCCACAGACGCCACGCTTTATCTTACCGCTAATCGCTGCATTAGAGAATCCTGTTACTTTTGCAATCTCTGCTACGGTCATCTTAGTCATCCCTGCAGTATCCACAGCAAATTTCTTTGCATTCTTTCCGGACCGTTTCGCACCCTCTGCCGATCTGTCAGCAGCAATTGCGGCCGCATCGTGATTAAACTTATGCATTAGATTACTCATTCTACAATACGAAAGATTGAAGATCTCTGCTAATTCTTTCATCGAAAGAGTTTTGCCTTTATAGTTGTATGTTTTCGCTTTAGCCATAATATATCTTTTCTTAGATGTTGGTTAATTGTTTAAATAATATTCTATTATTATAATACATTCTAGGCAAAATGTCAATGTTTTTCTTTCGCAAATGAAAAAAAAATTTTCCGAGACTCTGTCCTTTGCAGGTAACGGGGAAGCAGGAACGCCAAGGCCTGTCCAGACTCTCTCTAGCTAACTGTATGCCGTGGAGAAAGGTGACCCGAATGCGGAGGTTTGGTTAATTAGCATTAGAAAAAAAATTTTGTTTTAGGTTAAGGTTATAGCCTCGTGCCTAAGCCTATAGGGTTATGACGATTACGGTACACTCTATTGCAGGTGGGGGGGTCAATCTATCTCTCTATAGTATACAGCTGCTGTGTACATCTATCTCTCTATAGTATTAATGGTTGTGTTCTTTTATCTCTCTATAGAAACGAGCAGAGTGTGTTGACCGTTTCATACCTCTACTAAGCTTGTAGCTAGCACTTGCCTAGCCGCGTCATGTGCGTTGCAGATATGCTACACTAGTTTGACGACACTGAATCCTCTGCTTCAATCATGATGAGCAGGAGGACTACTCTGCTCGCTATCTAATACGATATAGCAGAGGACAATTCTATTGCGTAGCTCTGAGCTTATCCCACGTTCACATTGTCCTCCATAACACTTATAACTACTGTCCCCGTAGGATGCATGTTCACGCTTGCTCGCCGAAACGGCTACGTAGGAGCTCTGGTCGGACCTCTCGGATAAGTGCTTAGCTATACAGTTCTTATATAGACGCTCTCTCTATAGTAATGAGACAGGGACTCCGGCGGCGAGAGAGATGGAAGCGCGAAGCCCCTGTTGAGATGAACTTCAATTAAGCAGTTCACCATCATGTATATACTGCAGCAGTTCGAACTCTGCTACGTCCTGTTCATATATGTCTACAGCCCCGTTCAGATGCTCTATGGTTTTTTGCAGTCTATTATAGAGAGTTGTATCTGAACGGTCACTGTTTTGCCAAATCGCCAAGAGCGTATCTAGCTGATCTAGTTGACCTGATATTCGGTCTGAAAATTCATTGCACGAATCACACATTTCGTCCACGGGTTGATTATGCATATAGCCTCTTTCGTTCAGCGGTCATATCGGAAATCACCTTAGTTGGATATTTTTCAAAACGAGAAGTCCAGTCTACACGAACTGGTGAAATCTCACCATTAGTATAACACTCAATTTCAGTTTGAAAGTATTCAGTGACTTCTGTTCCACCAAGAATTTCTTCGGTGAAATATTCATTAGGGGGATTAACAATGTAACTGTAAACGAAATCTACAGCGTCTTCTATAGATGGAGCATTTGAGATAATGTAGTTATCTCCACTCTTATTCTTCCACATCTGCGGGCACTCGCCTATTCCGTCCCATGCGTGGGCACCATAATTTTCACGTATTGCTGACTGTACGTGTACTTCAATACTCATAATCTCTCTCATGATATGTTATTATAATTCATCCATATGATACAGATAACCTTCGAGATCCAGAAACGGACCTCCTCCAGCCTTACTCTCTGCTAAGCTAATTCTGCCGATGTCGTCGTAATTCTCATCGACGAACGTGTGATAAGCACCAACCAAATCACGATGTGGTTGACACAAATCTAAATCGCTTTTATCTATTTCACTCAATCTTCTCATAATGTCCTCTCTCTTTATTCTCTATATATATTATACTACTATTTAAGAGAAATGTCACGGTTTTTCTTTCGCAACAACCTCAATGAGTTACCTAGAGTGCGTTGATATTATTGACAAAGAAACTTTCCTTTTTTTACAGAAACCTACAGCGTAGCTGACACGTTACTGCAGTTGTTGATTCAGTATATCACTATTCATATGGGCCTGAAAAGTCTATAGTTTTCATGCCGGTAGTCATGCCGGTAATGCCGGTAGTCATGCCGGTAGTAGAAAATTATAATTGTTTTGTAAATTTTTCGGATTTTTGCCGACTAGGCCGTTTATATCCACTCTCTGAGAACATTTATGCAGCTTCTACAGCGCATTAACCCCGTTTATTTACCGTTTCTAATCGGTCTCATATCCGAGATTCCTGTTCGATAGAAGAGATCCCGGGATGAGGAGTAATGTATGATATACGAGATACAGGGCAAAAGAGGGCTAAAAAACGAAGAAAAGTCGATGATTGGTGGTCTCTCTCTATGGATTCTTAATGAATCTTATAGTTATTATTCTTCAAGTTCTTTGATACGATGTTCTAATGTTCTTATAGTTGTATGAATATGTCCGGTTTCTTCAGGTTTGATCATAGTTCTCAACCATTCTACTTCTTCTTTAAGTACTATGCGATACATTGTACATGGATATAAAGATTGTGCTGTTCGCGTTCTTTTATCTTCTTTCATAATTAATGATTTCCAACTCCTTGATCATTGATTTTTCTTGTGGGTGTAATTGTTTCTATTATAGCTTTTGTTATGTCATATGGATTAGCATTGCCTGCTGGTCGTCTATCTTCTAGGTAACCTGTTGTATAGTTTGATTCAACTGTCTCTGGTGGTATCCTTACGCTAGCACCTCTATTACCCTCACCATAAGTAAACTCGTCTATTGATGCTGTCTCATGCTTACCTGTCATTCGTTGATCATTGTCTTTGCCATATACAGCTATGTGTTCGGCATGTCTTTCTTTCAGTGCCTCTAAGACTTGCATATAGACCTCGTGTGATGAGTTGTTTCTCATCTCGCTTGTACTAAAATTTGTATGCATGCCGGAACCATTCCAGTCTCCTTTGATGGGTTTGGGTTCTCTATTAATATCACAATCATGTTCTTCTGCAATACGCTCGAGCAGATATCGTGACATCCAGAGGTCGTCACCAGCATTTTTTGCACCTTTACTGAACACCTGATATTCCCATTGACCGAGAGCTACTTCTGCGTTCGTACCCGTGATCGGGATCTCTGCTTCTATGCATGCTTCCATGTGGTCAGTTACTATATCTCTTCCAGCAACTTTGCTTGCTCCCACACCGCAGTAATATGGTCCTTGAGGTCCTGGAATAACTAGACCTTCAGGCCAGCCAACGGGCTTTGCTTTCTGTCCGAATTGCGTCGATTGTTTGGTGATGAAGTATTCTTGTTCGAATCCAAACCAGTAACTATCGGAGTCAACAAACGTTATTGCCTCTCTCTTTTCGGTTGAACACATGACGAGCCAACCACTAAAATGAAATGGATTATGATAGATTTTGACGGGAATTAGTTTGCGATCTGAATCATCGCCAGGTGCTTGACCAGTTGACGATCCGTCATAACCCCAGAGCGGCACGTCTCTCAGGTCATTAATCTCTATGCTTGTAATCTTTATTTTACTGCGTAATTGGTCGTTTACGTCGAGCCAAACGTATTCTAGTAGTGTCTGCGTGGCCACGTCTTCCTCTCTCCCGAAATGCATTTTTGTTCTCTTTCTATAGTGAGTAGAGGTTCCTGACAGGAGATACGTTGGAGCGAAGCGCCTTATTTTACACTCCCCTATCTCCTTTGTTGCTTCCACAACAATATCCGCTTAAAGCCTAAGTCCCGTCTGGCATTGCCCGTGCGCACGCGAAGGTGAGCGAGAAGGTTGCTGGTCGACTTGCTGGTTCGGTAAGTGGCTAGTCAAGACCTCTATTATAACACCAAGAGTAACTGAATCGTTACTAATGTTATTTGTATTTGTACTAGGTTTAGTATAATTAAATTTAAAATTATTTTCTTCACTCTTCGTCCTTGTAGAGAGCTTTCATATATAGCCAAAACGAAACGGTTGATTCATCGCCCTCGTGTCTAGTCTTTTTCATCGTTTTTCTTTATCTTCTTCTGAAGTTCTCTTTCTTCTTTATAAGTTTGTGCTTCTTCTTTCATGCTGTCTGTTATCATCTTCACACCTGCGGCAATAGTAAACTTAATTAGATTCCAAAAAATTTTAATTCTTATCCACATCATCATACCTTCTCCACCTGCCCTATTCTCTCGTATTCTTCTAGTTGAGCCATAAGATCATTGTTTGCTCCCGCTAGATAATCAATACGTTTTAGGTACCTGCGCTTACAGGCTTCTTCTATCTTTGCTACCAGTCCTTTATAGTAAACGAGTTGTGCTAGTCTATTCATCGTCTTATTCCGCGTGCTTCTTTATGTAAATTTTCTAATCTTTTAAGGTGGGCTTTCCGCTGTTGGATCTCATCGGTCTTCGGTGGCTTATCGAATCGGCTTTCGTCGCCTAGATCAATCTCACAGATCTGTTTAATCAATTCGGCTTCTACTTTCTTGTATTCCTCCGTACCCGGTTTCAGGTGATGCAGAGGCGATTCAATTCCTTTAGCCACTTTTACTCTCTAATTTTTATTATAATTATATTATAGTATATTTTGATTCAAATGTCAACAGGAAAATTAGTGTGGATATCGTCAAAGTCAGTCTCAAATCTGCTCCGCCAATAGTCCTTGCATTCTTGAGAAATCTCTATCATTTTAGAACCACACTCTCGCGTTTCCTTCTCGTACTTTTCATCTTCTTCTGTCTTCTTTCTTTCCATTTTCTACTTTCTTATACCAAGCAGCTACTACATATCATTAGTTAACCTGTTGTTCCCAATTCGCTTCATCGTGATTCAAACGTATCTTATCCTGCAAATATTCTGTAGGAGAAATTGGTAGGTGTTTATCTGGTTCTTCTGTAAAATTTTTGATCAATACGTCTCTACCTGGATCAACAAAATAAGGCATTGTATAGCGAGATTTTGTATGATCTCTATTAATGACTCTATGATTGGTTGATTTCAACGTATCATTAGACCATCTTTGAAACATGTCTGCTACATTCAATACTATAGAGTTTTCTACTATGGGAGCTTCAATCCATTCTCCTGTTTCTCTATCTTCAACCTGAAGTCCTCCCGTATCGTCGAATCGCCAGAGTAGAGTAATGGAACCATAATCTGTGTGTTCTCCGCCCCTATAGGTTTGCGGACCACGGACTACTCTAGGCGCAACAGCTGGATAGTGAATCATTCGCATAGTAGCGGAACCGTCTACGTGCTTATCTACTAAATATTTTTTTTTGAGTTTGAACATGCTTTCAAACTTGTCGAAAAACTGATAAGAGAGTTGTTGAGAGATCTGAAGAATCTGTTGAGCTAACGATTTGAGCTCTGAAATCTCTGTCGGCCAGTACTGCTCTTGCATCCTTACTGGATCAACCCAGTTATACGACTCTTTCATATCACCTGGTCGACTCTGAATATAACCCATCTCTCCCCAGCCAGCGCGGCACGTTACAGATCCTTTTACTCCGCTATATGCGTATTTCTTTTTCGCATCTAATGGTAGTTGGAAGAACTCTTCCATAAGTTGCTTCCAGTCTTGGAATTCTGATAGCCACTCATTATAGACATTGGTGAAGACAGCGAATCCACAAGTAGTATATGCTCTGTGCATTTCTTCTATGCAAGTTTTACTTCTGAAATCAATTATTGGGATGGCCATTTTTGTTCGAATTCGACTTTCATTTCTTAGTTGTTGTTTTTTTCTTCTTTTTAGGTTTTAGACCTGCTGCTTTCTTAGCTTTCGGCTTGCTAGTAGTCTTTTTTTGTACTTCTTTTTGTTGTACTCTTTGTGTGTCTTTTCCGTCCTCTGGCCAGCCATTAAGCCACGACGTAAATTTAGTCCATACACTCATATTTTTCTCCACTTATATTATATTCATATTGTTTTTCTTTAACTGCATTGTTAAAGACATTTCACCTGCATTATTACTCAGGCATTTTTAGTTTTGATAATTTATTCCTATCTCTTTTCTTCTTTTCCAGCCACTTAGATGCCGGTGGCGGCGGCTCTTCAAAGACACATTCGGCCTTTATTTCATCTAGCATATTATTATATACCCAAGACACTCGCGGCAAAGACACATCACTATTATGCCCTCTATTCGCTATGTCATTAATCTGTTCTGCGATGTCTATACATTCTTGGAAATCGGTAGCAGGAAATTCAAGTCGAGTATGTTTCACCGCATCTGGAGTATTTGTCCAAATAGCAAGATATATAATTATTACCCATTTCATAATATATTTTATGCTTTATTTTTTTGGTTCGTCGGGGAGGTATCGTCTACTCTTTTTAAGGATCTTGTCTTTTCGCTTCTTTTTTTCTTTTTGCTTCTCTTTCTCTTTATCTGTTGGAGCTAGCATAGGTGGGCTTTCTTGAGTATCCGAATACGAAGGTCTTACAGCAGCAGCAAATGATGTAGTTGAGAGTTTTTCTGTAGGGTGAGCTTCGAAGAAGTCTCTAAATTCTTTAAATGTTTTCATATTGCGTTTAATTTATTTGATATCCATTCATAAGGGTCACCATCGCGAGCTTTTATCACTCCGTATGGCATATCCGTCTGCCAGTGATTCATTAATGCATCATATAACTTTGGCAAATCTAATAAATCTTCTTTACCATCTTTAAATGCTTTGTAATCTTTAGCATGTGCATTGAGAATCGTTTGAAGTTCACGATCCATGCGTAATTCTTGTACGTTGATCACATGCTCTATAAATGTTTTCATCCGGTCAATTTCCTTTTCTTATTCCACACTCCAAGAAATCCACCCTTATAATATATGTGTGGTTCTCCGCCTTTTTTGAATGACTTCGTTAGGGTCTTTTCAGCTTTTACAACATCTTTTTTATCTACCCATAGCTTACCATCTTCCCAATAGCTTTTAATACCAGCGTCATCTAATGCCATGTTAGCCTGGAGCTTATTACTCTCATCAACTCTTTCTTTCTTTTTAGCAGCTACACCGAATTTAAATGCTTGATAATCTTTCTTAGCTGCTTGGAAATCTGCACGTTTCGATTTAATATTTTGTCCTGGTGGTTGACTAGTGTCTCCAACCCTTGAAGCGGCTACTTTAGATACAGCTCTTTGGTCATCAGCTTTCTTTTTAGCTCCTTGCTCTGCGCGTTGTAACAATTTTTTCGAAACTTCGTTGACGTTATCTTCTTTATCTTCTGTCGCTTTCTTTATTGCTTTCTTGGCTACGTGCTTTATTGCTGCTCTGGCAACGAACGCACCGATTGGTCCGAGTTCTTTAACCTCAACTTCGTCATAAAAAGTACCTCTGGTAGCTTGCTTTCCTGGGTTTCTCCGCTTTTCTCTTCCGACTGTGGTTTTAAACAAACTTCTGGAAATTGGACCTTCCGGTTGTTTTTCAACTTTTCCACCTTTCTTTTTAAAAGCAGCGATTTTGTCAGCGTAATCGCTTTCTTTTTCATCAATGACATCTTCCTTTTTAAAAGCTGTATCCCGTTGTCTAACATCGACGGCTGCACTGAATTTTCCGGCTTGTTTTTCTTTCTTTGCTGCCTTTTTACCTGCTTCAGCAGCACCAAAAGCGTGTCCTTTACCAGGAACCTTCAAAGCCCAAGCTTGTGCGTCTCTTTGTGTCTCGGCTTCATCACCGGCTCGCTTCGCTGCGCGCTTTAAAAGACCAGTTGTAACTTCAGCGAAAGTCTTCATTGTTCTGCCTGATTCATCTATCATTTTTCCATCCTTGTAGTGAGCAGCATGTTTATGATCACCACCGCCTTTACGAATCTTATCTAATTTTTTATCATCCTGATATCTACTTGTACTATAATTTTGACCGGTTTTTGTATTTTTAATACTATACTGCGGTCTTTTTAAACTGTTTATGAACTGCATTTCTTTTTGCCCTTCTGGAAGTTTAACAGTTCCTCCAGCTCTTACAATTTTAAGCTTTCTTTTAGTTTCCGGAGAAGAAGGAGTTTCTCTAGCCTTCTTCCTCATCTCTGATTCTTTTCTTTTATTATCATACATATCTATGCCGGATGAATCAACTTCATCAATCTCAACACCTTCATTTGTCCGAAAGCCGGCTTGTACTGGATTATCTATTGTACCAAAAACATATTGGTGCAGATCTTTAGGTATAATCTTTTTGGCTTTCTTTTCCATATCTCTTTGAACATATATTCTGTCTCCAAAGTACTGCGAAACAGCATACTTTGCTGGTATACCCTTTTTCTTTAAGAGTCCTACTGCTTTCTCTGAATCTTTTTTAATTTCTGGATGCTTCCTACCTTTAGGATCAGGTTTTGACTTGTCTCTGCTGTCTTCATTCACTCCTCCCTTTCCCCACTTCTTTCCGCCTCTAGGTGGATCAAGTTGAATATCTGGTTGACCCTTCTTAAACTTATGAACGGTTGTTGTGCCTTCTCTAGTATGTCCTTGTAATTGACGTTTTAGAGTTTTTGCTTCTTTTTTCGACAGTCCACCGATGCCATCAACCCATGCGTCCTTGTCTACTGTAGAAGTTTTATTGCCCATTTTCATTTGATATTTTTTAACATAATTATTCAAATTGGCTTCTTTATTAAAAAATTTTTGAAAGTCCTCGGTACTTGGACGACTTGTAAGGCCTAGCTTCTGCAGCTTTTTCTTTTTCTCATCCGTATCTGTTAGAGCTTTGGATCTTATGTCAGGGCGATCAGGCTTCACTTGACCCATAGAATCTGTTCCACCGCACTGCTTTGCAGCCAATGACCCTGGAGCTTTGGACAATCCGGGAGTGTCGCAAAATGGGGGTCTCTCTTGGAGATTTTCTGACATAGTTTCCTTCTAAAAAAGTTTATATTATATCATTACTATTTATTATAATTCAGTCCTCTGCATTCATTTGACGATAATATGAATGCCTTCTTCTTTCTTTTGTATTGCCCAACCATCTGTAAGTAGTACAGAGAGTACACTTAGGACTTCTTTTCCGCCAACCTTTTCGCTTTCTCTTACCTACTTTCTTACTCAAATTCCCACCACTGGGTCTTCTTCAACTAAAAGCTGAGGATCTTGACGCATTCTTAACTCTTCTCCAATTCCTTCTCTAAATCTAAGTTCTTCTTGTAATTTAATGAGTAAACTCCTCATTTCTGAGGTTGACATATTTTTAATATCCATTACGCTCCAAGTTTCCATGTTTCCTTTAATCATTTGTTAAGGTTGGTTCGCCTCTATCGTAAAATTTCCACTCGCCTTTCCTACAAGGACTTTGTTTTCTTTTTCCCCAGGCTCTATCTGTATATACCTTTTGTGTTCCTTCACACTCTGCAAAAAAAGGTGTCATTCCGTCCGGCCAATTGTTGCTCTTTGATGAACAAGATGATCCTATTATTATTGCAAATACTATTATTACTATTAATTTCCATTTCATTCGTTTATTTCCTCTTGAATAATTGGGCTCGACTTATGAGCTGAAGTCGAATGAGTTAATGTTTTAATCTCTACTGCCCTATCCAAGAGCATGTGCTCGATCTTAATGGGTTCCATCTCCATAAATTCCACTAGAACTTCATTTGAAGAAAATTCTGCACATGAATATACATCACATTGCACTAATGCCGGAGATGTTTCATCCCAGATATGTATTGCTATGTGACTTGTTTCTATCATTACTATTGCTGTTAAACCACGATTACCTTCCTTGGACACATAAGCAGCGTATGGGCCCTTGATAATTTTCATCTCTATTTTGTTTACTAAATTTCGAAGCCATTTTTTAATTTCTTTTTCACCCGTCATCGGGTTATTCACCTCAGCCCTAATAATCAAATGCTTATGTTCAGGCATCCTCTCTCTCCTGTTATAAATGCTGAGGGCGTGTCGTCGGAACGACACTCCGAGCCCCCAATAAATTAATTACATTTATATAATGAATAACTCCAAGTAAGTTCTTCTCCAGATTCAATGTCTCTTAAAGCACCAATCCACCAAGTTTTAGGATCCATCAAAAGTTTGAAACAATTAGGATCATCAGAGTGATTACCAAATCCTCCTAGAGGAGTTCTAATGTATCCGTTTTCAGAGCTTTCATTTGCGTGATGGGTAACTCCAATTACTGTTTGCGCCGCAATTTTCTCTGTTGCGAAAAGTCCTAAGCCAGATATTGAAGATTCTTTAATTGTTACATAGTGGGGCAGTGGTTTATACATATTATTATTTATATTTCTTAATTATAAACTATATCGTCTTCTTCCACTTTTTTAATTGATTTTATATTTTTCGTTTGTAATTCCGCATGGTACTTCATATGAGCTCCGATGAGCTTATCTTCGTCATAGCATTTTTCAGCTTGTATCTGCTGAGCTGTTTCAACTGCATCTTCTGGATTATCGAACCATTCACTTTTCCACGTTCCTTTAGCTACAATTGTTCTGGGGTTTGTATATACAATTCCAGATTCTTCCGATGTCCACCAAAGATGTAACATTCCGATATATCCTATTTGTGGTGGAGCTTCAAATCCTTGTAAAATATGTCTTATTCCCATGCTTTGAAGAAATGGAAACTCTGTTGTATTATAAAACTTATAACGAAATTGAGTTTCCATAGCATGTCGCATGTCTTTTAGCATCTTCTCTCTATTATTCTCTTCATCCATATTAAATCTCCAATAAATGCCTTCTGTTATACTCTAATTTGTCTTGAATATTATGTAGTTTCTTATTAAGAATATTCTTATTCATATCCAGAATGTCTTTTATCTGAGTCATTATTGCTTCATGTCTATATCTAAATGACTCTATCTCATCAAAACTATAATCAAATAATTCGTCGTATAATTTAAACCCTAATTTTTCAAATATCTTATACCAGCCAGCACCTCCGATAACAAGAAATGGCTTACAGTGTCCTAATGGCCTACACGTTTTCTCACTAAAATACCATTGACGTACTTGTTGTGTTTCACAAACTAAATCTATCTCTGACTCTAACCATTCCTGTACCGGTAAGAAATCATGAAATGCTTCTGGATCGTCTTCAAAACCGTCTGTAAACGGTGTCTGAAATGTGATTCGTTTAGTCATATCGAATACGCCATTACTCATATTATATTCACATGGTAAATCAACATACAATGTCTCATTCGAATCCACCTGTGTTACCCACTTTTGCTTATACTTTATAGCATTTCCGTCTTTCACCCAATTCCAAGATATATATGATTGTAATCTATCCAAATAAGACATAAACGACTCATCAGTAGTATTACCCTTTTCTCCCATAGTATGAATTTCTGTATTATTATATGAATATATAAATCCTGATTGACCTGCTAACTCTCTAAGAGTTAATACTCTAGTTATTCTCGGCAGATTCACCATGCAAATCACTCGATACTTTTTAGGAAAGTCTACATCTTCTATAGAATGATATAATTCTCTAAATTTTCTTAATCTGGAAGCAAACACATATCTATGCCATGATGGGCTATCATTTGCGGGTCCCTGTAAATTATTCCAATTACTCATATATAAACTCCGTTATTTCTTCTCCTTCTACGTGGTATAAGTTTTCATGAAATTCTTCTGAGAGTGTTGTATCATAAAAGAAATTAGAAATAATATTATACAAAACTACATGGTTCGGATATGATAAATGATTCTTACGTTTGCTTTCAATTTCATGACGAATAATTCCATCATGAAATTCATTACCACATACTTCACGTAATTGAGTATCTACGATTTTAAAGTTTGAGTCATTAAGAGTTGACCAATCATACGGCACATCTTTAAATACATTTTTTTCAGTTGTTAATACTAATGTTTTCATGTTGTGCCATTTTAAAAATAAACATGTATAAAAAGCCCACATTTTAATCTCAGGTTTGAAGGTATCATATGCACCTATAACTTTTTCCATATTATTATAGACACTACCTCCAATTTCATATCCTTCACCAGATTCACCCTTTCTACAAAAATCATCTATATTTTCTCCAGATTTATATGCTCTATACATATCTTCTGCGGCACCGGCATGTATTGGTTCATCAAGAAAAGGAAATGGTAATCGATTTCTATCTGTTAATAAAAATATAAATTTTGCGGTATTCCTAACACCCCGCTCTTGTAATTCGCGTAATGAGACGTATGTACTTCGACCGCCATTTGAATTAACATCAATGGCTTCATGTTTCTTTAATTGATTTTGCCAGCACAGATCACCGTTAGCAAAATCCCAGTTATAGTCTGGGTTTTCATCATAGTCACAATAACTATCGCCGAATATCAAATACATACTTATCTTGATCTTTGTTAAATATTTCCAAAACTTCTGCGTCGCTTTTAGTTAACCCCTCTTCACGAAACATATCAACCATATCTATGTGTTGCAATTTGTCTAGGGCCTTATAATTATATTCCCTCTTCTCAGAAAGACTCTTACATCTATCTATTAATTCAGATGTAGGAATTTTTAAGATTCCTTTTATTT